CAATGAACTTGTTTTTCTTCAACGGATGCAAGAGTTGCAGTTCTTCACTGCATTCCACCACCACCGGAATCCGTTCCGGGTGTTGTTTTAAAATTACGGAAGCCTTCAATTTTCGCTCATCAAATGGGACGTTTTTACGATAACTGCCAATTGGAACGATTGCCATTGAAGAGTGCGTGTGCGTGTGCGTGTGCGTATTATGTAAACAAAAGGTTGCGTTTATTATGATTTTTTTAAATTATTACTTAAAAAAACATTATGATTGTATTATAAACCATACGCCATGGACCAACAACAAATACAACTTCAACAACTGCAGCAGTTGCAGCAGTTGCAACAAGCGCAGCAACAACAAGCGCAGCAACAATACTTTGTTCCCATTCAAGGAGAACGGGTGGTAAGTCCCAGTGGCGGAGTGATGCTTCGCCATGCCGTTAATAAACTTCCCAGTGGAATGCGAGCCAATGCCATGCTTGGCATTTCCATTCCGGCACCAGTGACGCGGAACAGCATGGTTGCGGCCAAGGCTTTAGAACCCAATGCCACCAAAGCTGAACCGGATGTCGCGCAAAGTGCGACAGAAATCAAACCGGCAACTGGAGAACCGGCACCCGAGGGTGTCGTCGTGAAAAACCCCTTGATCGGCATGGTGCAAGACGTGATTTTCGCCATGATCCTGAATGTTCCCGCCTTGCGCACAAAGCTGCAGGTCATCTTGGACAATCCGTCACTGATTGGCGCCGAAATCAGCAAGGTGCATGACGAGTTGAAGACCAAACTCACCCCACAAGAACTGGAGCAGCTGAATTCATACGCGTGCCAAGACAGCAGCCGGCGCACCATTGGCTCCGTCATGCAAACCGCATTTGCCAACATTATGGCCGACGGCAAGATTGACATGAGCGACGCGCCGCACTTTCTGACGCTGATACATGACTGCATCACGCTGTTTTCGGCCGACGCAGCCAGCGGAAACTCTGTCACTCTGAACAGCAACACGGTCATCACGTTTCTGCACTTTGTGCTGAAGTGCGTTCTGATTCTCACGCTGGATGAACCCGAAGAAACCGCCGCGCTGGTCATGCTGGACGGCAGCTTCAAGCTGGTCAAACTCACCGTCTTGCCCTTGATCGCCAGTGGGAAGTGGTGCGCCTGCGCCTGTTTTTCTTAGAACGCTTCTTAGATCGCTTATCGCATCGCTTCTTGCCGCCGTAATTCACACTCTTATCTTCACCAAACGTGCCATGGATCCAACAGATTTTGTAGATTGTCTTAAAAAATCCGCGTGCGGATTTGAAATTTTGATTGCTTGCAATAACTCGGACGGCATGATTGTTGGGCAGAATGTGACATTGGGGCCGTCATGATGTGGTTGCAATTTTATTTTATACACAAACCATATAAAATAAATGAATAAATAAATGACAGAACAAGTTCTAGTGTATGTGAAAACGACCGATGATACAACCTACAAAACAAATGCCGGCATTCCATTTGAATGCGTGGAATTCGTGCGCCGGTACTTCATGCAAACGCGCGCCCTGACATTTCCGTCCGTGGTGGATGCCACCGACATGTTTCACCGCATTCATGCATTGATTCCAATGCAATCAACACAATTCAGTAAGTCATTGCAAACCCGGATGTACCCATACGTCCAGAATGCATTGCATTACTTGCGCCCGGGCACCATGCTGTTCTGGGTTCCAAAACCCACGGACGAATTAAAATACGGGCACGTGGCTTTAGTTGTGGAAGCGAATGCGGAACACGTGGTGGTCGCACAGCAGAACCGGTCACCGCCGATTCAGGTGCATGACACTCGCGTGTTGTTTGGTGCCATTAACTCGCCCAACTCGGCGTATTTAGGACTCAAAATGTTTTTGTAGATGTGCAAGGGGGAGAGAAATCCATAAAAAATGTTTTTTTTTGGGTTTTGTGTTTTGTGTTTTGTGTTTTGTGTTTTGTGTTTTGTGTTTTGTGTTTTGTGTTTTGGTTTTGTTTTTAGTTAGGTGTATTGTTTTGGTTGTGTTGTGTTGTTTGTTTGTGCATTTTACATGGTCCATTCAATTTTGGTCAAGCGCACATTACCCGAGTTCTTCAGCAATTTCAGTTCGCGTCCAGCCACTTTTGTGATTTTCAGAGTTGCGCCGTGTTCACGTCGGATGTATTCATATATTGCACCTCCGCGCTGAAGTGCCTGCATGATTTCCAAGGTCACGAGGATGCCTTTCCATGCCGACGACACTCCATCATGATTGGACGTGATGAAATTTGGACGTTGCAGGGAATCCTCAACTTGCGATGCGCGAATGAGGTCACACAGGTTCCTCTGCATCATCTCGGCACTGTAGGAGGTTTCAACTGCCAGCGGGATGCTGAATCCGCCGTTGCCAATGACAATTGAGCCGTCCTCTTGCTGCGTGCTGAACGTCTCCAATCCGCTTGTGTGAGGAATGCGTTCATGCAGTTGTTGCTGGGGGCTGGGAACGCGAGTGCGAGTTTGCACAATGAAGTCACCGCGGTGAAACCCATGCGAGTGGCTGAACTGGTTTGTGTTGCATCGCCACACATTGACCTGCAATTCTTCGGTGGAGTCAAACCCGCAACCACCGTTGCTTCCAGTGTTGAATGGCATGCGCTGGTCAATGTGCTCGCGCAACTTGTCTGGCATGTCCTGGTAGGTCACGTGGAGACGACCATTGGCACGATTCACAAGGTTTCGGGGACTCATGCGACGCGGTTCAGCAGTAAGACGCATGATTTGTTCGCATATTTCGGCGGTTTGGTCGGCGCAGTTGTGATTCTCAATGTTGTCAGATGCAAACGCAGCCTGAATTGCTTGTATCGTCAAGTCGTTGTCATATTCTTCCGCATTTGGGTCATCATTGTCATCATTGTCATCATTGTCATCATCGCATTGTTGCCCATGAACAATGATGGGAATGTTGTTGTACCATTCGCCGTTGCGGTCTTTGGAACCGGCAATCAAGTTCTTGCCACTGCGAGGAATGACGAGCGGAACATCGTCAGCGGTTTCCATCATCTCCGCATATCTGCGGATGTCGTCAAGGTTGACCTTGCGACTGATGTACACGCGGATGTTCATGTTGTCGTGATAGCCGAACATGCGACCCAAGAGCGCTTGCAACACCGTGTCCGTCTTGGAACTTTTGGAAGTCTCAACAACGAACGAGATGTGCTCCTTGGGCACGCGCTTGCCCATGCGACACATGCCGCGGATCAAGATCACAGTGTTGAAGTGAGGGGCGACGGCAAGTTCATCCATGGATTGCATGCTGCCGGGCTGGTTGTGTTTGGTGTTGGAGTCATACACACGATGCGCCCAACCGAGTTCGCCGGCCATACGAATGCACTCGGACATGTTGTCAGATTCCTTGAAATCGCGCACGCGAACAATGGCGTATTTGGGTGCTTCCGTGAGCGGAGCTTCCATGATGGCTTGTGCCATCACTTCCGCCTGCGACAATCGGGGGTCAAACTGCACGATGGCGCCGGATTCCAAGAACTGACGGGGGCCTTTGTATCCTTCAGCGGGCTCAAGGCGCACAACGCGCTTATTTTGACCGTGGTGATAGTAGTTGCTGAGCTCGGAAAAGGGGGTGGCAGACACGGTCAGCACGTAGTTGTTGCGCTGGCCTTCAAGATTGGAAACGTCGGCATCAGCGGTGATGTGCTGATTCTGAAAGTACTTGTGAGGGCGGTTCGTCTTGTCTTGTGCGCAGTGGGCTTCTTCCCAGATGAAGAGTGTGTTGTGGGCGATTTGGGGGTGCGTGGCATTGTGAGTGAGATCGGCACCGCACCACACTTGAATTTGTTGTTCCAGCATTTGAATCAATGTTTCTGGCTCAGGATAGCTGGCGCATTCAGTTTGAACGAAGAGGCGGATGAACTGGCTTTTTGAATCACGGAGTTGATCCGAAAGCTCATGTTCCGCATTGCCGCAAATCACCACAACGCGTTCAATGTTGCGGCGGGTTGAAGGGTTAAAGCACAACATGTGACATGCGACGTAATAGAACGTCTGCGTCTTACCTGATTGTGGGTGTGCAAGGAGGACGGCCCAGTGGCATTCATTGCCATTGAACACATCAATGATCTTCTTGGCGGCGACGATCTGGTTCGGGTATGCCATGACTTGAGATTGGACTTCTTGGACTTCTTGGACTTCTTGGACTTGAGCAGCAGCAGCAGCAGCAGCAGCAGCAGCAACTGCATTCAGATGCTTCTTGCTGGATTCATGACGAGCGCGGTTGCCCTTGTCATTTCCGCCAGAGCTGGTCCATGTGCCATCACAAAGGGGACACACAGTCACGGGACGGTAGGGTGATTGACGAACACGAGACATATTTTTAAAATTCAACGAATTGTAAATTTGAAACACTGATTGATAAAAAGAAAAAATTGAAAACTTTCAATTTTTTTTCAACGTATGGGTTTTCTGATTGACATCGGATGGAGTCCAGAGTGCATTGAATGCATGTTGATTTTAATACATCATACCTTGGACTTCTTCCGGACCAACCAATATCTCACCACCACCAACCAAGCAAGTGTGTTCATCATCATGAGCACCTCCGCCTTTATTGGCAGATGGTTTATTGGCATTGGCGGTCAAATCATGCAATCTGCGATAAGTGGCCACGTGCTTTTTCATGAACTTCTTGGTTTTCCCGCGCGTTTTCTCCCACAGTCGGTGGCGCAGGTAACACACGATGGACAGCCGCACGGCGTCCTTGTTTTCCAGGTGGATGGGCAAGTTCCCGTGCCACTCGTGCACGTCCATGAACAGCACGTCACCGGTGCGCACATTGACGCCAACCCCGTACTGCGGAAAGCACGTCTCGGCCCCGGTGTACTTGCCGCGCTCAATCACTACCAGGTTGCCGAACCCCTCCGCGTCGTCGCCGCGGTCCGTGTGAATCGCGGTCTTGTAATTCACATTGGTGGTCACGGTGGTGAACGCGGTGTCGGCGATTTTAAAGTACGTCTGCTTGGCTTTGCGGTGCTGCTTCTTGTAATGGTCCGGCACTATTTTCTCGTAATAAGAGTCAATCTCTCTGATAAGAGGGGTCAACTTCTTGAATTTGTCGGGATAGAGCATGTTGAAGCGCGTTTCGCGCACAGCGGGATTCAGCTTGATGCCGTGCTTTTTCAGCAGCATCTTCTGGCTGGGCCCGAGCGAGTCAAAGTAGCCCACAATGTTGGTCATTGCGGCAACGTCCTTCTCGGTCTTTGCCTTTTTTGAACGCGACTTCGTCCTGATGCCGGACGTGAGCCGGCGGTTGGTGGACTTCGTGCGCGCAAAGTCAATCATGTTTTCGTAAAACGCGTCAATTTTGTCCTTGGACAGCTTGCCCTTCCTAAATTTGAGGAGGAGGCGGCCGTCGTCGGTGTAAACGTCGGCATCGTCGTTTATAATGATGTCAATGAGAGAGGGAGTGACGAACTGGTGCTTGTGCTTCTCCATGCCGGCGTCACTAATGTTCTTTTTCACGTAATACACGTCAACGCCGCCCTTCCGTTCGTGCTTCACAATCATTGGATTTGGATTAGGATTATTAATGCATAATGTATGCCGATATATTAAAAAAAATGGCAGCATAATATAAACAATAACCAATAAACAATAAACAATAAACAATAACCAATAACCAATAACACATGACGCCCCTGGTTTATAAGACGCTGACGACGGCGGTCATCATCACCACCGTGTTTTTGGCAGTGAGTCAATTTGACGTGTATTTAGAGGAAACGCACGCCATCACGGGGTACCAAAAAAACTTCCTGAAAGCGCCCGTGCAGTTCTTACTAATCTTCGTCGTGTCGCTCACAGTCTTGCACTTTTTCTCGCACTTGTTTCACGTGAAGCAGTGAATGAATGAATTACATGGCGGCAATGAACAAATGACAAACGCATTTTTATTTCTCCCGATGCTTCATAACAACCAACTACAAGACAACAACAACAAGATGAATCTCAACTTCAACATTGCAAAATACACCGGTGTTATGGCGTTTTACGCCGTGCTGACTTATGTCCTCTTTCCCGCGATTGCCTATTTCTTATTTGGAAAGACATTGGAGGCGGTTGGCAACGGTTTCATCACAGGAAGTGTCGTGTCGGTTGTTCTCTGGAAGGTGTACGGGTTTGGATTGGTGAAGGGTTGAGGGACATGCAATCGTGGAGGAAATAAGGTTTCATTTAATTTTACTAAAAAATGGGTTCATGTGAAACATTGAACTATAAAAAATAAAACCAAAAATTGATTCAAATTAAACCTCCCGATAATTAGCATTAGATTACATTGCAACGTCATTCGCGATGGACGTCCCTACATTCGTCTCACTCGTCGGATACATTTATGTTTTGACTTCCCCGCACAAACAATCAAACCGTCGTCGCAAAATCGGACTAAGCACGCTTCCGCATCATCGGTTAAACACGTATTTAACCAGTTGCTGCGACCTGGATGAATTGTATTTTGAAAAACTGTATCAAGTCCGTGTCAATTCTCCCGCGGAACTGCGCGCCATTGAGGCCAGCCTGCATTCGCATTTTGAAGCGCACCGGCGTCGTCGCGAGTGGTTTGAACTGGACTCCCCCGACTTGGTGGATGAATACATTCGGTCACTGCCGGCCTTCATGAATGAATGCACCCTGGGCGACATCCAGGATTTGCAACATTCAACCGAGGCCATAACCCAAGAAAAACAATTGTGCGATCTGCAAACCACGCACACACCAGAAGAACCCGCACCTGAAACCACGGCATGCAACCCACCCGAAGAATACTTCAACCACATGCTCAAACCGGGACAAGCGCCTCGGCGAATTCAAACCGAGCTATTTGATGCCTTCTGGGAGAAAACGGCCACATTGGATGCGTACAAAGGCATCGTGCAGTGGCCCACCGCGGTCGGCAAAACCATCGGCATGCTTTCTTTGTTCTTCATTTCATTCATGCGCCGTTCATCGCAAGGCAAAATATGGAGGGGGTTGTTAATCGCCCCACAAAATGACATTTTGAATACAATTATGGAACCCATTAAAAAAATGGAAAAATGGGGAATTGTTGTTATTTCAGGACATGACGCCCAATTTACGGATGCAATGCGCAACTGCCCAACCGACAAACACGTGTTGATAACAACGACACATGCATCCCTAACCGACCGTAAAAAATGGGACATGCTTCCAGAAATTCATCATTGTCATTATGACGAAGTGCAACAAAGCACCGGCGAGCAGTTCTTTGCGCTGCTAACGGAATGGATTCCAAACTTTGCATATTTGACAGGAACATCTGCCACCCCCAAAACCTGCAATTCGGACCAGCACGCCCGGCTACATCAGCTGTTTGGAACACCATTGTCTGTTTTGCATCAGTGCGAAATGGACGAAGCCGTGAGCGAGGGTTGGATTGCAAAACCAAAAATCAGCGCGAACATTGTTGAACATGACACGCGAATTCAAGAGTTCGTCGGAATAATTGCACAAAGCATTGTACAAAAACGAGCACATGGAAAATGGAATGAGTGTGGTGGCAAGGCCATAGCGTATTTGGACACAATCGCCGATGTGCAAAACGCGGTTCGCTGCGCGCTTCACCATTTTAACCGAAGCGCAACCATTTACATGGCAGTTAAAAATGACAATGAATACGCGGTGGATGAATCGGAATCGGACGGCATTGTGGATGGCGCAAAAAGCGATAAAGAGTTTGTAGAAGACGCAGCCGACGGAACGCCACGCATACTATTCGCATGCCAGCGATATCGCCAAGGCTCGGACATTAAGGGGATTGAGATGACCATGGTGTTATTCAAAAAAACCATTGGAGCCAATGTGTTTATTCAAATCATGGGGCGCGCCCTTCGCAAAGACCCTGGATACGACAACAAGGAAGGTTGGTGCATCATAGTGAAAACACGTTCGCCGGATGACACCGAAACACCGGAAGACGTCTTGGACAGCATCCTTCTTGAGTTTGCGAATTTCATGTTGACCACATCGGGATCGGCCGATGCAATTAGCAAACAGAAAATCCGCGAATTTATAATGCAGTTCCTGGTTCCACTCCGAATTGACAATGGCACGGATTACTCCATTGAAGAAACGATTGAACGAATGCAGTGCATGTACTTGCGCAAAGAATATGCATCTGGAAATAAATGCTTGCGCGAATATTGCAACGAAAAAAGGGTTGACTCCAGTTTTGAATATGCCGAACTTCGCAAACAGGAAACAGGGTTGTCTATTCCTTCTGTCATTCCGTGTCGTCAAAATGAAACCATATTCATGTTCTTTCATCCAAATGAACCGCGAATTCAAAAAACCGAATTCGCAAATGTATTAAGAATGAATGAATTGACCACGTCTCAAAAATACGAAGCATGGCGCAATGAACAACCATCCGGCGGTGCGAGTGCAACCTATCCATCCATTCAACACATAACTGACGGATATTTTGGTGCAAATGACACAAATTTCAATTCATTAGTGTCGGAATCAAAAAGAACGATGCGAAGGTAATGGTATTTTAAAATGATGTACTGTTTTTTTAAAATATTAAGCACAGTTTGTAAAATTACATTCGTACATTTTAAAACAATTTAAATATATCGTCAATGTATAATCCAGAAAATTGAAAGACGAAATGCCAAACAACCAAACAACACCCAACCCATCATCTTCACACAATCACGCGTCAATCATGTCGGCCGTTGCATCATTCAAATCAGGAATTGTTCGGATTCGGGATATTTTGAGAGGTCCTGGAGTTGCCATCACTGGAATGGATTCCATGCGACACATTTGTTTATATGTGCTGGCAAGATATGTTGATGCTGAAAAGGCGAAGGAGCTGGGCGTTCCTGCAAAATTCGCATGGGAGGAACTGATGCGTGTTGCGCAAACTGTGAAGGGGGGTGTGCAATTCGCGTTTGACTTGTTTTATCACAAAGAAGAGGATTGCTTGATTGCGCATTTTGACAGGTTATTCGGAACGGAGAAGTTTTCGTTTGACATCAAGAATCCTGCGAAACACAAAGAAATCATGGAGATCATGACCCGAATCAATGTTCGCGTCACCGACGAATGTATGGATTTGCTGGGATGGGTGTACGAACAACATTTGGGAACCGGTTCTTCATCGGCTTCGCGTGATTTATGTCAATATTTCACCGACCGCGCCATTTGCGAATATATGGTGCGTATGTGCAACCCAGGGTTTGAAGAGGACGGTGTTCCTGAATCCATTTGTGATCCCACCATGGGAACCGGTGGGTTTCTGACAAGGGTCATCAAGCATTACGGACGAACCCACCCAGACAAACCCATTGACTGGAAAATACAGTGCAAGGAAATCCACGGATGCGACACTGACCCGAAAGTTGCGGGCATTGCGCGATTGAATTTGTTCATGGAAACGGGAGGGCACCTGGCCGAAAATTTGCTCACGCATGATTCATTATACGATGACTTGCCTCAAAACGGGTACAAGGTGATTTTGGCAAACATGCCGTTTGGATTGAAACAACTGGTTCATGCGGATTGCTGCGAGAGAGTAAAAGACTTGAAAATCAGAACAACGAAATCAGAACCGCTCTTTCTGCAGTTGATGATGGTTTCCCTCAAGTTGGGCGGCAGATGTGCGGTGGTTGTGCCGGATGGAATGCTGGTGAATGCTTCAAATGGTCATACTGGCACCCGAAAACATTTACTGGACAATTTTGAGCTGAGGCGTGTCATCAAAATGAGTGGACAATTCTTTGTGAACACAAGCATTCAGCCGTCAATTCTATTCTTTGAGAACACCGGCAACCCAACGACAGCAGTTGAGTTTTGGGATGTCGTGAGGGGGGCGAATGGCGACATTCAAGAAACAATGGTTCTTTCTGTGCCAAGAGCAAATCTTGATGCAGATTGCTCATTTGACATGCGTCGCTATCAGGAGGTGAAAGTTGTTGCAAATCCTGCTGGGTTTCATATGGCGAAGTTGTCTGATATTGCTGAACTTTGTCACAACAACACTGAAATTGTGGATGATGCGAATGGCATGTATACCAAATACTTTGGTCCTAAGATTGTTGGAAAATGTTCCAATTACCATTTTGACGGCGAATACATCTTAACTCCCGGTCGCCAGAGCATTGGGCTATTGGGATATGTGAATGGGAAATTCACAACAACGCACACCTTTGTAATAAAGGTTAAATCCGAATACAGTTCTAAGTATGTGTATTATTATCTACTGCTCAATAATAAACTATCCGAAAAGAGAAAGGGCATTATCCCATACATTAAGAATGAAGATGTCCTCACTCTTCAAGTCATTGTCCCTCCCATTGAAATCCAGCAGGAAATCGTCGCCACCCTTGACCGCATTTATGCGCCGGGCACGACCGAACTGGCGGAAACGATCAAATTGACTGACCGGGCAATGGAGCTTGTTCTGGCAAATCCTGGCGGTGCTTCACTTGAGCCCATCGTGGAAGCACAACGCCTCATTCGCAAATCGGCACAGATGGTGGCGGATGTGAAGGCGCAGATGGCGGCAGTCATGAAATCGGTGAGAAGCCGTGGGTTTCAATTGAAACATCTGTCGGAAATTTCACTTTATACCAACGGTAAGACACTGTCATCTGCTCAAAAATTGGAAGGGGGTGAATATGACGTCATGGGCGGCGGAATGTCATACAATGGAAAAACAAACAAATTCAACCGTGAAGGGGAAACCATCAGCATAAGCAAAAGTGGTGCATCTGCTGGGTTTGTGCATTATCACGTCAAAAAATATTGGGCGGGTGATTGTCTCACCATTGTTCCCAAAGACGAATCATGTTCAATCAAATATTTGTATTATTACATCAAATTGAATGGTTTGACAAAATCCACGGTTGGAAGCACAATTCCTCATTGCAAATGGAATGACATTCAGAACATTCCCGTGGCCATCCCTCCGATTGATTTTCAGCAGTCGGTCATTTCCCGCTTGGATGCTCTCCAGTCCCAACTTGTCGCATTGGAAACCCTACAAAGGCAGTCAGAAGACAATGCCCGTTTCATATTGGAATCCTATCTCATGTGAAAAATACATCATATACATATACAGCCACCGCAGTGCAATCATTTCAGATCCACGCCCGGGAAATTGGGGTTTTCGCGATTCAAATTGGTCCACTTGCGGATTCCGCACGTCTGACAGGGGATGTGCGCGCAAACAAAGTCCTCGCCAGCGCGTCCAACCGATTGTTTCAATTTGTTGGCAATGCTTGACTTGACTGCCTTGACCATATTATGTGCTCTGTACTTCTCTACTATGTAGTGTGTTGTTGATCAATTTTTTAAAAAAATGGATAAACTCTCCGACAATTGTTTCAACGCCTGATGGTTTTTTTGCAACAAATGGAACGAATTATACCTGAAACATTACAGTAAATGTTTAGGCAGCCCATTTGCGAAAAAACCCAATTGAACCGGATACATTTTTTTTTATCATGCATATACATAAACTTCCAACACGAACAAACCCAAAAATGAACGATTCGGTGGCCAGTACAATTGCAAAAAAGCCACACAATGATGATGATGCTGATATATTGGCATTAATCAAAGGGTTAAAACGTATTAGATTTAAAAAACGCCTTGATCCAAGTTACCTTCATGCGGCTGATATGGCGGCATTAATCAGAGGGGTCAAACGTGCTTCTGTTAGCGAAAAAAACCAAACTACTGCGTCCAACATTTTTCTAAAACAAACGAAAAAGGGTGGAAAAAGCCATAAGAAAAGCCATAAGAAAAGCCATAAGAAAAGCCATAAGAAAAGACACTGATCTTATTTAGTCATTTAACCGAATCATTTAATTTTTTTGATAACTTCAAAAAATTTATCGCATTTAATGTAAAAATGGATAAAAAATCTATGTGCGGTCAACGCCTTTTTTTGTGGGTGGACCTGCGACCACGTTGTCTAGAACGCGACTTGCGACCACGTTGTTTAGAACGCGACTTTTTGCCACCCTGTTGCCCCGGTTGTTGCCCCGGTTGTTGCCCCTGTTGTTGCCCCTGTTGTTGCCCCTGTTGTTGGTCCCGTTGTTGCCCCTGTTGTTGCCCCTGTTGTTGCCCCTGTTGTTGGTCCCGTTGCCGTCGCTCTTGTTCCCGTTGCCGTCGCTCTTGTTCCCGCCGAATCTGCTCCATTTTCCAAGCCATCACTCGCCGCATTCCATCCTGGCGCTCCTGGGAATCCGCATGGAGTTCCGCTTGGAGCGCCGCCTGGTATTGCCGTTCTAATGCACTTCTGAAAATATTAGTAGATGATATACCTTGTAAAATACGTAATGCACTTGGTGCACGTGGTTCTGATTTGACCATTTTGAAAGGTTATACATAATACATGTAAAATAAATATTTACAAATATTGTGATTCATAAAAATGTGGGTCGGCAACTTTCAACATTGGAAATTAATGCCTTTATCATGTCCTCGTTAGTTGGGTTGTCTGGCAAACCGGAAACGTCCCCCAAACGCATCCCTCCATGTAGATGTTTTTTATGTGTCATGGGCATGGTTATGTATTATTATTAATTTTTATTATTATTTATTAAATTCAAAATACGAATTTTGAATTCAACCTATATTGATTTCAACGCCTTTTATTGTGTGCAGATTTTTTGCGACGATGCACGGACTTGCGACCGCGTTTTTTGGAACGCGACTTTCCGCCAAGATGCTTACCATAATTACGATTAAATACATTAGTTGCATAAGAATGCATCAAGCGCGCAATCATATAAAATGTTTTTGGGTATTGTTGTTCTAATGATATAAGAAAAGCTATAATATCCTGGTTAGCATCAATATAAGCACGACATGCAAAAGCCAATGACTCATCTGCATCCAAATGAGGAAACTTTGTATTGAATAGTTTTAATAATATACCGGTTGGTTGTAATAATACATCAGTAAATACATCACCAAATAATTGTGCATATTCTTTCGGGGTAACGATTGGTAATTTAGGTCTATCCATAAGCTTACTAATAAGCATATAGTAATAATATTTTTTGGTGTATTCGGGTGTAGTTGCATCTTCATCATATGAAAAAACAGCGGGGGGGGTATTAAAAATGTCAACAATATGCGCGTTTATTTCGTCAAGCTTTTTCAGTACAGATGGTATATCTTTACCACGATGTCCAAACCTCGTGATGGGTGTTGATCGTCCTGACGGCGGGGCTGGGGATTGTTCTAACTTTCGCGAATGAACTTGATCAACAAAAGTTGCGACTGGTTGTTGGTATTGAGTTCTTAACGACATGCGCAAATATTCAATAACCTCTATCCATTTAACGGGATCTACCATTAACGGAGGATTAATCTTACTCAATATAGGATTCACATCCTCAATGATAAACTTCCTCTCTTTGTCAACATTAAGTTCATCGCTATATAAACTGTGGACAATGGCTTGACCTCTATAGACTAATATCTGAATAAAAATATCACAAGGAATATTCAAGTGTTGTGAAAGCTTCTGAGTATCAGCATCACAATTGGACAACTTGATACGTATTCTGTTCCAATTTTCGAACATTAAAAGTGCTTGTTGTCGTAATAGTTCTGGAGTTAGCTCCATTTGTTGATGCTCGTGATAAATATTTTACAAATTTATACATAATGTGCATAAAATATTTATTATAAAAGGTTGAGGGGTTACGAGGAGGTTTAAGGGGGCAAAGGAGGGGGTCAAAGGGGGGACTCATGTCCCCCTTTAAAAGAGGCTAGAGTTACCCCAGCCCGCTTCATTCGCCGCCATGGGCTCAAAGTCCATCATTGGTTGTTGCTGCTGCTGCTGCTGCTGCTGTGGGCCGCCGCCGGAATACATGGCGTTAAAGTCCTTCACCATGCCGCTCATGGCATTGCCCATGCCCATGCCCATTTGGGCCCGGTTGCTTGTGAGCTGAGGTGGGGGAGGCGGTGCCGTCATGGGCACGCCCGACGCCATGGAGCCCGTAATTGGCTGCGTCACGCGCACTTGGCCCTGCCCCTGGCCTTGTGATTGTTGTGTCTTGTTGGCCCCGTTGCCCGACCACATGTCCACCGCGCGCTCCACCAGGATCTGCGCCTTCTCGCCCAGCTTCGTCTTAATGGAGAACAGGATCATAACAAACACCATGAGGATGTTGATGATGTGGAAGCGCTCGTACTTGATGCCGCTATACGTGGGGAAGTAAATGATCACGCGGTGAATGAAGTAAATGCCGAGCAGCATGCCGAACGTCTGCGCGAAAATCTCGGCCAGAATGGTCAAACTGCCCTTTTCATCATCCGGGTCGGGCACGTAGTACCGAATGACGTAGATGACCAGGATGGCGGGAATTAACCCGATGGCCACGTATTGCATCATGTTCAGGACTTCGCCCTGCGCGTCCTCGTTCAGCTTGAACACTTGCTTAAAGAAGCCGCCGCCCGCGGAAGCGGTGTCCCTGGCCGTGATTTCAATGGCGTCCATATTTGGTTATATTTATTTACAATAATGAGAGAAATTAAAATGAAAATGCCAACAATGATATAAATGATTTTAATTGTATTATGGTACACAACACCCGTACCCATGTTAAAAAACCTTGCAGAGTACAACAAATACCGCCGCGTGCAAATTGTGCATCCCACAATCCACGAATTCCCCCTGCGACATGAAGAAAATCAGTATCTCAATTTAATTGATGATATTCTCTCGGACGGGACGAAGGAAGAGGGACGCAACGGCACCACGTTCGCGGCCGTTGGTGTGGCCATGCACTTCTCGCTAAATGACCGCCGCGTGCCCTTCCTAACGACGAAGCGCTTGGCGTGGAAGACGTGTCTAAAGGAGCTGCTGTGGTTCGTTCGCGGCGACACGGACAACAAGCTGCTGCAGGCGCAAAACGTGCACATATGGGACGGCAATGCGTCGCGCGAGTTTCTGGACAGCCGTGGACTAGTTCACAGAGCCGAAGGAGATCTGGGACCCATTTACGGATTCCAGTGGCGGAACTTCGGTGGCGATTATGCCCGCAATAACAATGCCAATGCCACTGACAATGATAATTGCAGAAATGGCGTGGACCAGCTGCAGTTAATCATTGATGCGCTAAAGGATCCCGAGCAGCGCACTTCGCGCCGGCTCATCATGTCGGCGTGGAACCCGTGCCAGCTGTCCGAAATGGCGCTGCCGCCGTGCCACGTGCTCGCGCAGTTCCACGTCACGGAAGGCACCCGACTGTCGTGTTCGCTGTATCAGCGCAGCGGGGATGTGGGACTGGGCGTGCCGTTCAACATCGCGTCGTACAGCATGCTGACACATCTTTTAGCACACCACTGCGGCCTGGACGCGCACGAGTTTGTGTACCATTTGGGCAACGCACACATTTACGACGATCACGCGGAGGCGCTGCAAGAACAAGGTAGACGGGAGCCGCACGAGTTCCCGAGAATCGCCATTCGGGCGCTGCACGAGGACATAAACGACTATCAAGTGGGGGATTTTGAGGTGCAGGGCTACCAATGCCATGATGCAATTCCAATGACGATGCGACAATGAGCGCATTAAATGCTTAAATGCGCAAAGAATATAAAATAATAGTGTCGCATGCATGTATAATCCGTTTTACCCCATTCATTTGTAAATGAGTAGTTCAGCTTCCATTTCGGCGGCAAAGAAGCGTCGCGCGAACCAGGTTCAGCCACTGCAACCACAACAACAACCGCTGATGCAACGACCCATTTCGGCTCCTGGGCCGGGCCAGGCTCCGTCTTTAGCGAATTTGAATCCTGTGCAGCGACAGCAGTTTTTGCAGCAGCAACAACTGCGCATGCAGCAAATGCAACAACAACAACGGCAACATCAGCAACAACAACAACAACAACAACAACAGCAGCAACGGACTCAGCCACCCCACCAGCAAATGCAACAACAGCCACCACAACAACAGCAACAACCGCAACAACAACCGCAACAACAACCGCAACAACAACCCGTGAAATTGACCTGGCCGGCACCCCCCATTTATGTCATGAAACAAATGGATACCCTGTTGTTTCAACACGGTCAATCCATTGATGAAATTAAGAATCGGTTGAACTGCATTGAAAATGGGGTGGACGGCAATGACAATGCAAATGCCAATTTCAATGCCAATTTCAATTCAATTGAAAGCATTAAACCGGGGCTGTTGTCAGATCCGGACTTTGTGAACGGCATTGTGGACAACATCATGACCAACTCCAATTTGTCCGAAATAATTGAGCAAATTGACTTCGTGCAAACCGAGAACCGCGAACTGAGAGAAATGTTGTATGCCCAGCAAAAAACCATCAATGAAATGAACATTATGCTTTTAAAATTGTTCTCCTATCAAAGCCAACTGCAATCAAGCCAACCGCAATCAAGCCAACCGCAAGAAACTGTTGTGGATGAGCCACATCAGGATGAGCCACATCAGGATGAGCCACATCAGGATGAGCCACAGCAGGATGAGCCACATCAGGATGACATGGATGATGGTGAATGTGCAGAGGAAACCGCAGAGGGTGCAAACATTGCACTTGAAATTGTGGACAAATCAACACGATGAGTCCTTCGTTAAATTTATATGAAATTATTGTAGCATATAAATAAGCATTTAAACGTAGAATATCAGTTCCACTCATATTGAATGCAATCCGTGTTTGCTGTGTTAATATTTTGCGTCGTATTGTTCCTCTACTTGCACATTTATTTTCATTTGAAGACCAGCAATGACCTGGAAGTGTATGAAATAGACCAGCCGTCCAAGGACAAATTGGAAGAAGTGTGTGATTTGCGGCAGCCCGTGCTGTTTGACTACGCCAACGACCGGCTCATGGAATCGTGCACGCTGACCGCGATCCGAAGCACGTATGGCGCATTTGACGTGCGCCTTCGCAATGTGAAAGACACCGCCGATGAAGCCGACGCAACCGACTTGTACGTGCCGCTGACCCTTCACACCGTGGCCGAGACATTCCGCGGCGACAAAGAGTCCCGTTACATCAGCGAAAACAACGGCGACTTCTTGGAAGAAACCGGGCTCGTGAAAACGTTCAAATACAACGACGCATTTTTGCGCCCGCCCATGGTGTCCAAATGCATGTACGATGTGGTGTGTGCATCGCCGGGCACCCAAACGCCGCTGCGTTACGAACTGAATTACCGTAACTATTATTTGGTGACGCACGGCACCATCAAAATTCGGCTCATTGCCCCGCACGCCAGCAAGTACCTGTGCCCCGTGTCCGACTACGACAATTTTGAATTCCGTTCGCCGGTGAACCCGTGGCAAATACAAGCGGAGTACCGTGCCGACTTTGACAAAGTTAAGACCATGGACGTGGAACTACGAGCAGGCCAAATTATTTACATTCCGGCGTACTGGTGGTGCAGTATGCAGTTCCCATCGGATGGAATGTGCACGCTGTGCTGCTTCAAGTATCGCACCTACATGAACACGGTCAGCATAACAGACAAGCTGTGCATGTGGATGCTGCAGCAGCAAAATGTGAGACGCGATGCGATTGAAAAGAAAATAACTGCTCATGCAGCTCATGCGCCGACCAATGCGCTTGATGCGACAAGCAATGTTGCTGCCGATCCGCCGAACAAGGCCAGCGAATGAAGTCCAACCATTCACAGGTTACTTCGGATTGCATCCAGTTCGTGCATAAATTCAGCCGCAGTGAATCTAGTTTCAATGGGACACAATGTGCGCTGAAATAGAGCGCGAACCGAGTCGTGTTTGATTTTGTCAAAATAAGAGGCATTGATGTGTCCGCCTTCGTCCTCAAAAAAATCGTTAGGGTATTCCTTGGGGTGACAAATGCACTTGCACAATGTGAGCATTGTGAAAAACAGCAGCCCCAATGACCAAACGTCGTGTTCTTTGTTGTTTTTCGCCCAGTGGTAGGAATCCGCGGATTTTGTCATTTTTTTGCATCCATTGCCGGTTTCCGGCGCGCAATACGGTTTGGTTCCACCGGTTCCTTCGCTAACGTTGTCTGCACCCGACATTCCGTAATCAATAACATAAAGTGTTAGGCAATCCGTTTGATCCATGTCAACCAGGTGCTTGCCGTTCCCGTTCCCGTTGCCGTTCCCGTTCCCGTTGCCGTTCCCGTTGCCGTTCCCGTTGTGCTTGATCAAAAAGGCATCGTCCGAATTGGTGTTGGAATCGGTGGTGGTGTCCGAATCCGAATCCGAATCCGAATCCGAATCCGAATCAGTTCCAACGTTCGAACCATCCCGAGTGGTTTTGACAACCAGCGTGTTTCCGGGTTTAATGTCTCCGTGCACTATGTTGCACGAGTGCAAATGAACCAGCGCTTTTGCCATTTGCGCGCACAGGTGCAATATCACTGCATCGCTCGGACGATTGCGATAATACCATAAGTCAATGGTCAGCGTGTTCAACACTGCCGGTTGAATGCTGTAAGAAATGTGATGAAATATGGTGCGCTCATTGCATGGTATTTTATCAATGCTGTTGATTTGAACGCATATGGGCACCACTATGTGGTGCTTGGTGTCAACTCCAACCGCATGCCCATGTTTCACCAACTGAGACACCGCATATTGCTCGGAGTGTATCTGAGAGTTGTCAAACGCGTGTTCCACTCGCACCATGAAATTTCGCATCTGAAACATGCCTATCAATTTTCGCATCTTAATGAAGAGGTCGTGTGTTACGCCGGGATCATGCACGTTGATGTCGCTTGTGTCAATCATGAGGCCTGATCGTCGTCTGCTTTTTTCAATTATTTTTATCACGTCAACCCTTTGCAATTCATACGATCTCACATACCGTCTGGTTGGATCTGACAACAAGCACAATTGCTGAATCATTCCAATCAATGCCGCCAACGTTGAACGAACATCATCCGAATGCGCGGATGCCTTCCATTTTTCAATAACGGCAGTTTCACTTGATTGGTATGTGAAAAGGGTGTTCGCGAGTGTTAAGGGGTTCGCAAATATCCGCGTGTGTGATGCGACGGGTGCGACGCATGGTTCAGGGGCGACGGGTGCGACGCATGGTTCAGGGGCGACGGGTGCGACGCATGGTTCAGGGGCGACGCATGGTTCAGGATCGGGACCAGGCATGCCATAGTTCGTCTCGGTGTTAGTGGTTGGTTTGGTCATGATGTTGCGAATCATCAGCTTTATGTGTTTGAACATATAAATGTAATTGAGTTTATAATGTCGTCGTGTGCATGCTTCACTTAAATATCCAAATGGGTTTATATTGTTTAATTTGGTAAAAAATATAAATGAAAGACAGTATATACCAACATCTGTGGTCCAAGTCATGTCCATTTGCGAATCAAAGTTATTCAAAAAGGCATTGGAAAATGAAAACAATGCGTTGATATCCACGTTGAACACGCGCAAGATCATTGCAGAAAAACAGCATTTCTTGCGAAAATTGGGTCTTCCGTCCGAAGTGCTGCAAGACTACATGGTGAAGCTGAGAGATTATCGTCACGTGGACGACTTGAACGGCGTGATGCACGGGTCATACATTCGTTGGATTGATTTGAAAAATCCGGAACGTCTCACGCTTGCCCGTGGAGCCATCATTTGCGACATAAAAATCGGGCAAAAGGGTGTGTTGCTGTTGTGCAAAACGCATCCCAGCCCCGCCATGTTTCACGTGAGCATGGATGAATCTCTCATTTTTCAACGCCTCACACAACAAGAACGAATCATATTGGTTGCAATGGATTATTTGGACACGGGCAACCAAGACGAATACCAAGACACCGACTAACTACCCGCAATCAGGAGGAACCATTACAACCACGCAATCCGAATGATCGCCATCGTCATCATTTGCCATTTCATTCGTTTCAGTGGACCTAGCGTATGCTGCAACCGCCGCGCTCACAACGTAAGCAACCCCATTGCACGTTTTTTTCAACACCCACACGCTGATTTGGAACGCCGCAGAAAATGCAACTTCAGAAATCAAAAATAACATCGGACCTTGAACGCAAAATGCATAACAAATTGTTATATTATTTTTATTTTTTATTTTTAAAAGCGACATTTTTCCGCGTTTTGGACAGCACCTGATGCGAAGCCCCTTTGCGTGCTAATAGCCGCGCCTTCCCCTTGCACGACATGTCAAAAAACTTCAATCCCTTTTTCCCAAACACACTAGCAGTGCAAAGCGCAATCGCATTTTGCGTGCCCGTTTTTTTTTCCACGGCCTTGATGCATTTGCACAACTTGGTGGCCAAAATGGTCTCCGCTTGATGTTTAAGCTCATGGCTGCTTAAATGTTCAAACGGCAGTTTGTAATACGAGAGAATTTTCTGATAATCCGTTTTGGTCATAGACGACGTGCTGCTCATACTGATGTTCAATGATTGAGTAACTGTCCTAAATGTTCATCAACCGCCTATTAAACAATGATAAAAAAAATGCGACCCCACGTCATCAAAACCCCACGTCATCAAAAATACTTGCAAAAATTAATATAAATTCATTATAGTTGCATTTTGGTAAGTGTTACACAAATACAATAATTAGCACAACCCGCAATTAGCAGACCACATGGCATCCGCATCGCGATCATCGCTGTCAGCATTTTTGAATCGGCTGCATCTGAGTGGAAACAAAAGCAGGGTTGTGGTGCTTGATGTGGATGAAACCATTGGTTACTTTGTGGAACTGGGGATTTTCTGCGACGCGCTCACCCGGTTTGCATGGCACAATGACGAGACCATGCAATACACCCATTTCAACACATTGATGGAAGTGTTCCACGAATTTCTGCGCCCCAACATTTTAGAGCTGCTGCAGTTTTTGAAAATCAAAAAGGAGTCTAAAGAGTGCGCGGGTGTGCTGGTGTACACGAACAACTGCGGCCCTCGCATCTGGGTGGAGCACATCACCAAGTACATTGAGTCCAAGCTGGGCGAGCCGCTGTTTGACCAAATTGTCGCCGCATTCAAGGTGAATGGCGAGGTCATAGAAGTGGGTCGCACCACAAACGACAAGACGTACGAAGACTTGCTCCGATGCACCAAACTGCCACCCAATGTGGAAGTCTGTTTTTTAGACGACCAGCTGCATGCAAAAATGGAGCACGCGCGCGTGTATTACATCAACGTCAAGCCGTACGTGCATCAACTCAGCGTGGAGACGCTGATTGGCCGATTCATGCAGACGCCTGCGCTTCGTTCCACCATTTCGGCCGGCTGCAATGCACCCGAATTGCGCGCTAAAATAATGCATTTCATGCAAAGATTTAGCACAAATTATGTTCCTAAAAATCCTCTGGAACAAGAAGTGGATGCCATTATCAGCAAAAAGATCATGGAGCATTTGAAAACGTTTTTCGTGAAAAAACTGAAGGGCATAAAAAAAACACCCATGTCGCTCAAAATGAAAATGCCTGCCAAATCCAAAACATTGAAACTAAACCGGTTCAAACACAATTAACAACCGCCTTTAGCATTTTTTTTTTATCATGTTATGTCATAACCAACCCAACAATGATCAACATTTCCAGTTTGCTCTATCTCGTTTTCCTCTTCTACGTGCTTAGCCCCAACGTGCTGTTGCGCATCCCCCCCAACGGCTCCAAGCACGTGGTTGCTCTTGTGCACGCCGTCGTGTTTGCGGTGGTGTATTACTACTCGTCGGGCTACGTGGGTGCCATGCTCGGTTCTCTTTGAAAACAAACTCCAAATTTAAATTTAAGCAAATTGGTAAATTTAAATTAAACATGCAACATCCCCCGGTGGGTTCACACGGCCGAACGTGTCTTGCGGCGACGGGTTGAACTGTGTTGTTTGGACCTTAGTTGTCCCATTGATGCGGCGCGTCTGCGCGTTGCCGAAATGTGACCGGACTTTTTGGGCAGGTATATGACAACATTTTGGTTGGGGTTTGAAAAAATGGATTTGTACTGATTCAATTTGGCGCGAATTTTTTCTTTGATGCTGGACATGGTTGAGGCGCGTTTAGGAGAAACTCTTGACATTTTTGTCAATCCAACACTGGCATATGTCTTTGATTTGTTGGACTGTGATGGTTTTTGAAACAATCCGGATTCTGCTCGTGATTGTGCGCGTGATTGTGCGCGTGATTGTGCGCGGGATTGTGCGCGGGATTGTGCTTGTGATTGGCGACCACCCATCTTGCCTTGGACCTTATGGGCTTTCAATGCATCACTTAATGTGGTTGGCCCAATGTTGGGAAGCCCGCCAACATCAATGCAAGTGCATGGATTTGCGGCAAACCATTCGCGTTGAAGTTGCATGGCCGCCATTATGCACCCAGGAAACTCTTGTGGAAACATCTGTTCCGGTGGACTTAAAAATGCAGCAGCTCCAACATGAACCACATGCCACAATCTCAAAAATGAACGTGGAACTTGTTTGGTTGCTTCCATGTGTTGTGAAAATTCATCGGAAACCCACATTTCTGGAAAATCAAAAACTTCGTTTGTAGCCGTTTGCGCCACAAATGGAACCTCTGTTTTGCCACGTGCAGTCAATGCCGTCATGTCGGGCGTTGAATGAGTCGCCGCCGAATTATTGACAATTACGCAAACATGTCTTGCAACATTGAATGTTGACACAGTTGTGGTTGGTGCCACTATTGCACCATAATGAACCGGAGCAATCATTGGCCCTGGTCTCACCATGCCGTCTGGCATGCTGAACAACAATGACAATGAAGATACCCGAAAATTTGCAGTCAAATCATAATGAAATGCAACTTGACCGTGAGCTCGTCTAACGTAAAAATCAATCACCATGCTATGCTCCGGGCATGACGTGAAATTATCGCCAAACTTTCCATAAGTGAATGCCATTTGAAACAAAATATTTTGCATCAACCTCATTTCAATCTCTGGAGTAATCAGTTGGGCATATGATCCATCATCCAAATATGTTAAAGATACTTCATTAGGAAGAAGGTTTAATACTGCATGATTTATTTTTTGTTTCACACAAGTGCCGTTTGCAACGTTCAATGTGTACAAATATGGCAATCGGAATAAATCGGGTATACTTGAATCCCGATTCAAATCATCCAACATGTTGCAAACAGATCCGGACAACTCCTCCGGAGTTTTAAAACGCGCTGCAACCACCGTTTCCAAAGGACAATGTGCCAAGTTCAAATTGCCATGGATGTGCACATTTTGCATGGTTTGCAAAAATTCCGTGTTAATTTTGAGGACATCAATTTCCATTAAATAATCGGTTACATCATTTTTAACAACCGTCATGTTTGCTCCCAACATCAATCTACTTGTCAATGAATCGGTTTGATATGAAGTCTGAACATTCCATGCAAATCGTTCAACCCCCATCGGTTCATACACACAAAAGAGTTGTGAATTTGCATCATTTGTGACGGGAGCGATAAGTTTGAAACCATGAGGATCTGAAGGAAACATCATCACCACTTTTTTTTCTCTATCGGTGGATGCACGACTCAATCGGAATGTCAACCGAATGATTTTAGAGGGGTTCAATGCAAACACCAAACCCTCCCCGATGTCATTCAATGAGTAATCAGTGTCACGCGTCAAACTGGACACGGGAACAAATCCGTTGCAAGTTAAAACCTTCATCCGAGCTGAAACTGGTTGTGGATACACCGTACCGGGAGTCAGTTGTTGATACTCATTGTCACCCTCTTGAATGAAGATGCATGGGGCACTTGGAACATCTACTGAAAACGATTTACCATGTTCGCTGGAAGCTCCTGCAGAGACAATGTTGCATTTTAAATGATTGACCAAATAATTATTCCTCAATTCCAGTGGAGTTGGAAACCGAGTGACAACTGTGCTGTTCTTCATATGTGCGAATATGCCATTTTTACTGGCAATGTTCAGATTTTCAATGAAATCAATTCCTTGTATGTGCCCGCTTTCAAGAAGTTGTTGCATATATAAAGAATGCTCCGCTGGACATGCATCCACAACTTGTTTCGGGTCCGTCGGACTGGACGAGAGTCTATTGCAAAAAAAGAAGAAACTAACACCATCACGAATGATTTCGATGATAGTTTTCGGTATTTTTATACCCGACATATTGGCCAATCCGTGTTTATATTAGATGCTTTGTTGTATATATGATTGTATATTATATACAATGACATAAATAAATTTAGGTTTATGGCATTGAATTGATTCCACATTCTTAATTTCATTCCACATTCTTAATTTCAGTTCGGGTGGAATTGTTGAACACGCGATTGGCTAAATTGAAGCAATCTGGATTCACAGGTTCAAACTTTTCGGTTCTGAACAACAGTGGATGAGTTTGCGTGATTTCACGTGAATCAATGCGAACATTGTACAAGTCACTTTTGGATGAAGGCACGTATTCCGATTGGTCGCATTTCTGCATTCCAAAAAATTGGTTGCGCAGCGTGGATTCCACGTTAACTGCCGTGGCATAGCCAGACCACGGCGCCACTGCGCTTCCAGGATTGAATACGTGCTCCGGATTGTAAACCGGATAATTTGCAAGCGGCACGGTGGCTTCTTTGCGCTGGTCCAAAATGGGCATGACCGCGTACTTGGTCAAGACGGGACGCGCACACATTTGGGGCTGAAGTGGTGCTGAAGGAATGTTGCGATCACGCATGCGACGACTCAGCTCTTCGGTGCGCTCTTGTTGGCAATACGCCACCCCTCTGGCAACGCCATAAAATGGTTCATGAATGGGCAGTCTTGATTGCTGTTGCTGTTGCTGTTGCATTGTCATCTGTTTTGTATTGTAATACCATAATATTTATATTTTTTGAACAATCATTTAAAGAGTTTAATGTGTTAAATTATTATCACGTTCATTCATATATATCATGTGCGGCATTTTTTATTACGAGTCAATTGGGCATGGCTCCGACATGCGCATTCCCATGACCCTGTTGCACACGCTGCAATCCAATTTTGCTAAAATCTCTCATCGTGGCCCGGACAACAGCCGTTTTGTTGTGGCTGGACAGCGTTGCATCGGGTTTCATCGCTTGGCCATCAACGGTTTGGCCTCAAACGGTGATCAGCCTTTCAACATGATGGGATGCGAGCTCATTTGCAACGGCGAAATATACAATTACAAGAAGTTAATACACAAGTACGGATTTGACCACGCATACGCAAGCGGGTCCGACTGCGAAGTGATCATCCACTTGTACCGGCTGTTTGACGGCGACATGTGTGCCACGTTGAGGGAGTTGGACGGCGTGTTTTCGCTGGTTTTGATTGACCGAGAGCGCGACTTGGTGCACATTGCGCGCGACCCGTTCGGGGTGCGGTCGCTTTACATCGGCACTTCCAGCGACTACGATCGCGACATTTCGGTTGCCAGCGAAATGAAGGCGATGCAACACTGCGACCAAGTGGAGCAGTTTCCAGGCGGGTGCTACATGTCGTTGTCCAAGCAACAGTCCGACAATGCAACCAATGCAACCAATGCCCGGTTTGATTCGCATGTGAAGCCCTATTACGCGGACCTTTGTTTGGACGAGACCCAGGATGTGCCGTACCTTTACAATTTCGGCACGGCGATTTTGGATGACGACATCAACGCGTCGCCTGCACAATTGGAAATGTGTGCATGCGCATTGATTCGCAACTCGTTTGAATTAGCGGTGTGCAAACGGCTCATGAGCGAGCGCCCCGTGGGCTGCCTGCTGTCCGGCGGATTGGACAGTTCCATTGTCACCGCGCTGGTGGTGAAGCACATGCCACCCGGAACGGTGGTGAACACGTATGCGGTCGGCTTGGAGGGGTCGGTGGACCTGAAGTGGGCGCGCCGTGTGTCTGAGGAGCTGGGAACCCGGCACCACGAGGTGTGCTTGACGGAGCAGCAGTTTTTGGACGCCATTGACGCCACCATTTACCAGATTGAGAGCTACGACACCACCACCGTGCGCGCGTCGGTGGGCAACTACTTGGTGAGCAAGTACATCTACGACAACACGGACAACGTGGTGATTTTCTGCGGCGACATGAGCGACGAGATTTTCGGGTCGTACCGCGGGTTCACCAAGGCGCCCAGCGACCACGAATTTGCCCGGGAGAATGTGCGCATGGTGCGGGACGTGCGCTACTTTGACCTGCTGCGATCGGACAAGAGCATCAGTGGCGCCGGGCTGGAGGCGCGCGTGCCCTTTGCCGACAAGACGTTCCTGGAATTCGTCATGAGCCTGCCGCCGTGGATGAAGCGGTTCGGCGAAGGGGCCGAGCATGCGATAGAAAAGCACCTGCTGCGCAAGGCGTTTGGCAGCCTGCTGTCGGAGGACGTGATGTGGCGGCGCAAGGAGGCGTTCAGCGACGGCGTGAGCGGGCACGAGCGCACCTGGGTGCAAATCATTAAGGAATACGTGGACCAGCGCGTCAGCGACGTGGAGTTCAGCGTTGCAGCCGAGTTGAACAAGCATGAGCACAATGCGCCGTACGACAAGGAGAGCTACTATTACCGAACTGTATTTGAACGTCATTTTCCTGGAAAAGGACGCGCCGAAACCATTCCGTATTTTTGGAGGCACCCGTTTTGCGAGGGCACATTGGACCCGTCGGCGCGGCTACTAAAGGACGTCTATTCGGCCGAGAACCAACGCTAAGTGCGGAGAACCCAGGTTCAGCGGAGTTAAGTGGACTTGAGGTAGCTGATTTTGCACACCCCCTTTTCCAACATCGTGAACCCGTTGGCACGGATGTAGCTGTCCAGTTGCTCCATGTGAGGGTATTGATCAATGTCGTCAAACACGATCACGCCGCCGCACGGAATGCGCGTGTTGAAAAACTCAAATTCAGCCCGCACCAGTTGCGTGGTGTGCGGGCCATCCAAAAACACCATTGCGTATTTATTTACAATGCGTTTGCATTCATCGTAAATTGGGATTCCGTCGCAGTACCTTTTGAAAAATTCGGTGTCTTCCAGTGGGAAAAAAAGGCACTCCATGCCCGTGCTGTTGCACAATGCATACAAATTTGCAAGCATTCGGTTTTTCATTGAGTTCGTGTAATCCAGACGTTCCTTTCGGGTTTCAAAGTGTTCGTATTCAATGTTTCCAAAGGGGTCAACGGCGACGTGCGTCTTCTTCTGACCCGTTTTCAGCAGCGTTTCAATGATGAGTTTGGTTCCCCCGCCTGCACGCACCCCGATTTCGCAGGTGAGGCCATCCACGTCCTTGACCCGTTCAACTGCATCCAAGAGAATGTGATATTCGCGCGAGTCCGAATCCATGATGAGTTTTGTTTATATGATTTACCAGTTGCAATTTTTTAAATCCCTATTGCATTTTATTCACAAACGCGCTAAAATGCGGTATATTTGCATATTTGCACATAATATGCAACCACCCAAATCCACAACCTCTCCCGATGAACCTGAATTTAGACCAAGTGGATCACGTGACGCTGGACCTCATGGTGAATCAGCCGCAGTATGAGCGGTATTTGCGCTCCAAAGAAGCCGACCTGAACGGGAAGTTTGAAAAAGCCAAGCGTTTCTATAAAAAACGGATCATGGAAATGGCGCGGGACTTGTTGAAGGGCGAAACAATGAGTGATATTTTCGTGCTGCAGGCATTTGAGGCGTACGCCAAGGCGTGCATCACCTATTTTAGAAACAAGGACAAGAATGACACGTTGCAAGAAGAGCACATGGCGGAGTGCGTTGCGATAGGGTATCTGCCGCCCATCATTGAAAGCGATGCCAATGTCGACACCGATGCAAACGATGACAGCAATGATGGCGATGACAACGATCATGCAACCCACGATCATGCAATGAATGAGTCGTCCAAACGCAAATTGGAGATACTGTTGTCGTTTGACAAGCACAAGTCCCACACGCCGACGCTGGACACGTACGTGATAAAAATGTCGCCGTCGGCTGCATCAGCTGCGGCGCCCATCATCCCAAAACACCGAGAGATAAATCTGGATGACCCCAAATTCAAAACCAAGGACATTAAGCCCAAAAAGAATGGCCCGAATGGCCCGAATGGCCCGAATGGATCAACCTGACGAAATAAACCTAATTATTTTTATAGTGTAATATTGTAATCGCAATAGTTGCAATTTGCGGACATGAAAACGAAAACGAAAACGAAAACGCGTTCCCGACCCCGCCGCCGGTCTGCTGTCAAACGAACGCGCCGCTCGCAGTTTGAGCGGCTGAAGTGCGGTCCCGTGCAAGAGAATTACTTCACGTGTTATGACAATGACACGCTGCACAAATTGAGGGATGGATGGAATGTGCGGCATCCGGATGTGCGCATTGAAACCAATGATCCAAAAGAAATATGGGCATCGCTGAAAGAACGCATGAAGGGGATGTGTCGCAATGAAGCGTGCTGGATGCAAAAAATCACCGGGGTGGATCCTGCGATTGTGGCGAAAACGAACGGCACGTTTGCCCCCGAGGCTCCGAAGTCATGGACGCATGATCCGGACGAATGGCTCACCAGCGAGGACATTGAGAACGTGATGAAGCAGTACGAAGACAAGTTTCCCACGTTTGAATTTCTGGGACCCTCGCCCAGCGACTACAGCGCCCCCAAGTTAGCAGGGTCGTGCGTGTGGGAAGAGCTCTGCAACTTCAGTCTGAAAAACTACGTGGATTCGGGCACGCACAAAATCGGCGTAATTTTCAACACGGATCCTCACACGGAAGACGGGTCGCATTGGGTGTCGCTGTTCATCAACATGGACAACCACGCGAGTAAAAAGGAAAACAACTACGTCTTCTTTTTTGACAGCACGGGCGACCGGCCGCAAAAGGAAATCCGCGAATTCATCAAAACCGTCACGCAACAGGGACGCTCTCTCGGCATCAATTTCAAGTACCACGAAAACCGAAAACGGCATCAAAAACGCAACACGGAGTGCGGCATGTATGCGCTGTTCATGATTGTGAATTTGATTGAAGGCACGCGCACGCCGCAGGAGTTTATGCGCGGAGACCGAATTCCCGACAGCCACATGTTGGAATTTCGCAATGAGTATTTCAACCGAGGCGGCAGCATTTAAATTTTAGATGATTCGGATTCGGACACCTGCATATTTATTTTTTTCATTTATTTTTATATAAATAAATGATATAATACTACACCAATACCAAATCACACGAACTCAATAAGCGTGCGTGCATAAAATGACAACCTTCACAGACACCAATTTCACCTACAGCGTGTTGTCTGCTGCCAACAAAACGCTTTCCATTGTTGGATTGAATCCGACCAAGTATTCCGCCACCAATCTCAACTGGGGCACATTTCCGACCATTCCTCTCGTTTACGGGGGGTCCAATGTCACATACAATGGCGGTGGAAATTCAGCAAACGCTTACAAAATCACGGAAATTGGCACGTCTGCATTTGAATCCAAAACGTCCTTTTCAAACACGACGCTCACGGCCGCATTTTTGACAAGCAACTTGACGCACATTGGCAACAAAGCATTCATGGCGGTGAAGCTGGTTGGAACTTTGACCATTCCAGAAAACATCGTCAACATTGGAGCCATGGCATTTTACAACTGCACGTTGGTCACCAGCATCGTTATTGGAAAAGTGACAAATTCGGACGTGGTGTCCCACCTCTCGGACTTGGCCGCCGTGTTGAATAAAGAAATTGTGAATCGCAAAAATGCGGACGACTCATTGAACTTGTTGAAGGCCCCCATTGATGACGCCACATTGACCGGGACCGCCATCATTCCGATTGCCAACATGGACACCGCAATCATTGCAACCGCCAATGTGACCGAGGGGGTCATTTCATCTGCGGTCATGCAAACCCCCAACGTTGCAAACCGATTGGACGTTTCGGGCAACATCACATTTTCAGGGGGAAGTGTCACGACGAGCGGCCAATGGGAGTTCACGCTGCGACCCAAGTACAACGACAACGTCATTGCAACCGAGCCATTTGTCAACACCGAAGTGGCAAATCTTGCGGGAGAAACGCTGTCTTCCACACTGAACACATTGTCCGAACTCGCAACGGCCATTGGAAACGATCCGTCATTGGCATCCACGGTCATCAACGGGAACCCGATTTTGATGAGTTCCATTGCGTCTGAAATAAGCTTGCGGAATTCGGCGGTCACGTCGCTGTCCACTGGCTTGAGTGACTCCGCGTCTGCGCTCAATGCAAAAGACGCGGAGCTGAGTGCGGCGCTCAGCACGGAAATCAGCGTGCGAACCGGCGAGGCGACATCCCTGTCTTCGGCGCTCAGCGCTTCGGCGGCTTCATTGGCCATCGTGGATTCCGGGATAAGCACCGCACTTAGCACCGAAATCAGCACGATGATTGGCGCGGTCGCATCGTTGTCCACCGGGTTGAGCGCGTCCACAGCTGCATTGGCCGTCGTGGATTCCGGGCTCAGCACGGCACTTAGCGCCGAAGTCAGCGGCCGTTCGTCCGCAGAGGCATCCCTTTCCAGAACCATGAGCACTGCCCGGTCATCGCTGGTTTTGACCGACTCCGTCATCAGCACCGGCATTTCCACTGAAGTCACTCAACACAGTCAGTCGGTTTCACTGATGTCAATCGCGGTGAGTGCTGCGGCATCGGCGCTGACTGCCGGCGATGTGGCGTTAACCACTGCCCTGAGCGTGGAAGCGAGCACTCGCAGGTCCGCCGTGACTTCGCTTTCCGTTTCAGCTTCTGGCGCCATGTCGCAGCAGCAAACCAGCAATTTGGCCATGTCGGCCGCATTTGTCGCGGAATCCACCGCCCTCAGTTCGTCCGTGTTTTCGTTGTCGGGGTCCACTAGTCTGGCGGGATCGGCGATGATGTCAGTCAACGCCAGTTTAGTGGGCGCAATCTCAGCGGAAATCTCCAGGCGAATCAGCCAGACCGAATCCTTGTCCGTTGGATCCGGCGTTGCAGTTGGTTCGCTCATCGCTGCCAACACCGCATTGAGTTCTGCTCATTCCACCGAAGTGTCGGTCCGAGTCAGCCAAGCCGATTCCGTTTCGGCCGTGCTCAATGTGGCGCTGCCGTCAATTTCAACAGTTGCGGCGGGACTTTCCACTTCGGTCGCAAACGAGATATCCACCGCCACCAGTGCATTGAGCACCGCAATGTCCGGCCTGAAAGGAAATGCCGACAGCAGCCTGGACACGCTGGCCGAAATTGCGGCCGTGTTGAACACCAACCCCAGTTTGACACAGATTGCAACCGTGATGGCCGACATAACGGCCACCCAGAATGCGCTTTCCACGGAAGTCGTTGACCGCGTGAGTGCAATCGCGTCCGTTTCGTCGGCACTGAGTTCTGCGGTCGTTTCGCTGTCCACGGCGGATGCAAGTGTCAGCACCGCATTGACAGCAGAAGTCAGCACATTCAATGCATCCATCGTGTCGGTGCAAACCTCGCTTGCCAATGCAACAACTGGCACGAATGCTAAAAATAGCACGCTTTCCACCGGCCTGTCTTCTGAAATTGGCGCACGCGCGGCATCCCTCACCGCAATTGGAAACGCGCTTGCAACCGCATCCACGTCTCTTGCTGCGGCGGACACAAGTCTCAGCACTGCAATCTCCGCCGAATCGGCAAACCACGCGGTTGCACTCGTGTCATTTTCCACGTCTTTGATCGCGGCGAATTCGTCGTTGGCTTCCATTCATGCGCTGATGAGCACGAGCATTTCGGCCGAAAACGGGGCGCGCGATGCGGCCATTGCGTCGGTTGCATCGGTGCTGGCCGCATCCGCGGCAACCACGCAAACCGCCATCAATGCAACGTCCGCATCCATTGCGGCGGTTTCGTCTGAAGCCGCGCTAAAAACCACCACTGCATATTTGAGCGCCCAAATATCAACCCTTGTCGGCGGCGCACCGTCCACGCTGGACACGTTCGCCGAGATTGGCGCGGCACTGAACAATGAAAACAACTTTGCAGGATCCGTGACAACGGTGCTGGGAAACAAGGCTGCTGTGACAGACGTGACCACGCTTTCAACCACACTTGCGCTGAAGGCGAATCAAACCGATTATTCATTGCTGTCATCTGTGGTCGACACAAAGGCCGCCAGCTCGGCCGCCGAAAATGCCAGCGTCAGCATAAACGTGCTTAGCAACTCACTCGTCGCATTGATCAGCGATGTTAGCACGTTGAAGGTCAACGGCACAGCCATCAATCCAGGAACCGTTGCGGTGAACAGCATTAGTTTGACCGACCTTCAGGTTTGGACCAAGGAACTTTACACCAAACTGGCATTGACAAATCCAAACGGAACCATCAATGAAAAGCTGGTGCCTCTAACAAATCCGTCGTTGGTGAGCAGCACCCTTGGGTTTGAATACGACGCCAACCGTGAAGTCACCAAGGTAACGCATTTGATCACGGTGCAGTTTGACAAGGCACAAACAAGCGCAACGATCACGGGTGGGGTTGATAATTTGACAACGACGGTGAGCAACATGGTGCTGAATGCCAGCTCACACTATGTATTCAGTGTCCCGTACATTGGAAACACCGCTTACTACACGGCAAACAAGAGACAGGTCAACATTGTCGCTCTGGACACGCAATACCGAATGGCGCCCTTGATGCCGACCGTGATCGTGAGTGCACCTGATGCAACGGATGCCGTTTACAAGCATGCGATGCCCACAGTCACTAATAAAACAATCACAGTAAGTTCACCCTACTTGTATTCGGTTACCAATCCACCGGCTCGTTATCATGCCGAAAACTTTCCATACCTTGGCAGCATGGCGTCGTGGGACATGTCCATTTATTTTAAAATAACGAGCGGTTCGGGCACTTACAGAGCATTGGTCGCTTCATTCTACACGAATATTGATACTTCGGGTAGAAGTTGGGGTGTATTTGTTGACAGCGCAGATAAAATTTTCTGGGCATGGAAAACTATTGATGTAGGCACAGCAATGTCAGTGCAATATAATGTGAACTACTATCTCAAAATAACCAAAACAACAACTACTATTCGGTTTGATTTGAAAAATGTTGATGATGGCACAACCCAAACCCACACAGCAAATCATTCAAATCCTTCAATGGGAACGAATGAGCCGGTGTCAATTGGAGGATGGTTGACGACACCCATAGATACTGGTGCAGTCGTTGCTGGAGTGCATGTTGGTTTATACAAAAACACTTCGGATTACAACACGCCTTCTACATCCGGAATAAATGTTTATAGTTCGTCCGGCACATACAGTGCGACCGTAACAACACCAGGCGCAGGAGTGTTTAATGCTGCGTCATCATGGTATGATGGAAGTCAATTGGGGACAACTATTATGAAAGTGTCTGCCGCAGGTGACTCCTCCAAACGTGAAAGTGATCTCATACATGTGAGTGGTGAAGATGTGGCAAGTCATGAAACCCCTGTATTGAATGGAAGCGTTGTTTACAGCGGAACCATCGCAACTGCAACCTACGCCCTCGCATCAAATGTCACCAAAGTGAGTGCATTCACCAAAACAAATGACATTGGTCCGATTGTGACGGGCATTGCAACGCAATATGCGAAATATGGATACGGTGTGGAACAATCTGGAAATTGGTATGGTAATTGGGTTTACAACACACCGGGTGTGCACAATGCGCATTACAGGTTGAGATTTTCAAATGGAATTGTTTCAGATGTCTCATTGTTTTCTAATTCAGCAGTGACAGGAGGATTGACAAACCCTCAAATATCGTTTGCATTGACAAACATTCCTGCGGGCGGCGTCACGGCCATTTTGCAAGGAAGAAACAATGATTTTGCCGGTAATGTTTGGTATGACATCATTGGCAAAACCTTTGCAGTTACGCCATCCACTCCCGTAATTAAATTTGGCGGCGATACCAACCAATTCGTTAGTTCTCCTGCAATGTTTCCCGTAGACACCGTGGTTGTGTCGTCCGCAACAGTCACAACGCCCGGAACCATCACGCTTGCAATCCCTTACACCGCCGATCACGCTGGTACTAGATCATTTTACGTTGTTGCAGATGCTGACACAACCCGAAAACGAAGCGCGGCGTCGGCGCTGCAACCATTTCAAATGTGATTAATAAATACTCCGCTTGGGGGTCGTTAATGAACCATTCATTTTGTGTGCATTTTTTAAAATGAACTCACCATGACACTTCCAGCTAATTGTATGCCCAATCCGTGTTTGTGGCATCACGCACTGCCACTTCTGCATTTGTCCATGCCGAATTGGCAGCGTTTCTTACTTTGACATCAATTTTCGTCCAGCCAGTATTTGTTGGGTTTCTTACACTAACTATGTTCGCTCTTCCATATTGCGCCAGAACGGCAGTGCTTTGTTCGCTAGCTGGAATTGAACCCGCATTTTCGGCCTGATATGCAATGCACAAATCATTCATTGTGGCGACCTTAAAATAATATCTTTTACCCTGGGTCAATGTGACACCTCCTGAAAAGGTCGCAGTGTATTGATACGTTGTGCCTGAAATTAGGGTTCTTGTTATAGCAGTGTCTGCCCCTAAATAATTGTATGTTCCTCCAACAGTGGTTGAATAAAAAAATCGCACATAAACAACCAGACCCACTGTGGCCGACACAAGACTCTGTGCTTCATTGCTTTGACATGTGATACTAATTCCAGTGGCAGTTGTTGTAATCGCCAAATTAGTGGGTTGTGGCGGACATGCATTATACGTAATAAACCCCATCAATGATTGAGTTGTCTGTGTGATGGATGCACCCGATATATTGCCTGTTCCGGCATTTACCGTGCTACTAAATGCGGATATGTACACATTTTGTCCGGTCTGACCAGTGGTTCTAGCAAAAATATTCCAATGTGTTCCAGCTGATGGAGCTGCAAACCCCGTTCCAAATGTTGTACTAGCAGTGGTTAACGTCAATGTGTTTCTAGAATTTACAATGGTAAATGTGGTTGCTTGAACGGATGGACCAGTGGTTGGAAAAATTGCGGTCGCACCACTGGTTTGAAGTCCGTTTGTCGTGTAAGAACCCATCAGATATGTTCCTGCTGAGTTATATAATTTTAAATATGCGATGCCTGGTCTTTGACCAAGACCATTTGGGTTTCCACCAGCAACGGTCAACGTTATAGAATATGGATACCACACATAGGCGGGCGTAGGAGAAGCGGCAACCGCATAATCCCATGTTCGGTTTGCATCTGGACACACGGTGGTTCTAGTGACCACGAAGAAACTATGATTTCCATTTAAAGGATTTGCATCCCAACTAAACCCATCTTGATTTGTCTTTGTTTCAAGTGCAGCCACAGTGGTGTATTGGCTGGTTCTGGATACGGAATAAACTGGCATTTTATATATAAAATAATAACATTTTAACTGATTTAACCCAATATATGTTTTAAAATTTTGTAGTAAGTTAAAATATGCCATTAATACAAATGTCATATTCTAATTATTCTAATTACAACGCGCATTTAGCCAATCGCGCAATTTGTTGTTGCAACTATAATACTGGTGGCAGTGGTACTGGCGGAGCCACGGTGCAACGCAGGGAATTCAAGACATTCAAGGCATTGCATGCGCCACAGGACGCACGCACGCATGCTCAAATCCAATTCCACACCAGGTCGGTGCACAAGTAGATGCGCCGACGATTGCGAGCGCGCAAGGCCGCAAAGAACGGCACGTGTTCGCACACCACCGGGAAGTTGTAGCCCGAGTTGTGGAAGTAAAATATTTTAGTGGATTTTGATGTCGGGTTAACGGCATCATGGGGGAACAAGTAAATGCCGACCGATGCGCCGTTTACGATCGTGTTGGAAAACGGGGGAATGGAGTACAGCGCCTCGTACTCCGCGTTCATTTCCGCCGTGGGCACTGCCGAGTAACGAAGTGGTTTCAAAGGTTGGTCAAGACCAAGGGGGTCGTGGGAGGGGCGCATGCCCCCCATAATGGCGTCCCAACGAAAGATGCACATGCCGTTGAACCCCGACAGAATGGGAACGTACGGCAGCCGCGCAGGGTTTTCCCGCATTTGACGGTTGAAAAACATCATGTTGTTGTGGACCGCGGTCTGCATGTAGTACTGATGATGCCCCGACCAAAATGCGTCGCGCGTGATTTCGGGCCCAAATGGAAACTGCGAATCCCGATACGCGTACGTGTCATAAATGTGACCCATGGAATTCAGGCCGTTGCACACGAGCGCATCAAACCCTTCGGGATCGCGCGCAATGCAGCGCAGCACGGAATCTACCGGGAACGGCACGGGGTTGTCCATGTCAATCATCACAACGTACTTGGCCAATTCAAGAGTGGGGTCCGATTCCAGCATGCCAATCAACTTGTTTCTAGCAAATGCAATGCGTTCCATGCGGCATGGTTGATTGTCGCACGTGCGAGCCACGCACCGGCTCAGCTCTTCTTCCAGCGTGAACTGGTCGCACTGCACTTTCACTTGCCCTGGGGCATCGGATGCCCACTTCATTAATTCGGTGGCCGTGCCGTCGTCCGAGTTGTTTTCATAAAATACGGCCCAACACGGCACCCCGGATTTTTTGACCAGTTCTTCAAATGCCGCGCGAATCACGGGCAGCGTGCTGGACACGTTCTTGCATACCCCGCACAAAATGATGCCGTTGTCGTTTTCGTTCATTGCGTCCACTCCATTTGTTAAATTCAATGCCAATGCCTTTAATTGAATTTAACCGATAAAATGCATATAAAACCATCACGCGCTTAAAAGCAAGTCCAATCATGCAATCAAAAACAGTAGTGGATAGCGCACAAAACAAAGAGCTTCTGTGGTCAACGCTGCAAGAATCCGGCGCCTTTGCGGGACTCATGCAAGGTCAGTTTCAGCCCGTGCAAGCGGCGTTTGATCGGTCGGTTCAACAAGCGGCAGCTGCAGCAGCGGCAAGCAATGCATCGCTGAGCGACGTGAACAAGCACATCATCCGTGAGTTCGTACAAGCGCTGCGATCGTTTCAAACGCCCCCCCACAATGCAAACAATGCAAACAATGCAAACAATGCAATCAAAAAAAAGAAAATAGAATTGGTTTATCGCTCTGAGGATCTGCAGAACGAGCGTGCCAGTGAATTTGATCGCCAGCTGCGAGAGAAACAGGCAGAAATGGACACGTTTTTAACACTGAAAAAACCGACTGACGTCAATTTCACTGACAAAAACAATGGCGTTCCGGAAGACAAACCGATCGGGGATGAAATGTCGCGACTCATTGCCCAGGAGCTGGCTGCACGAGAACGAGAGCTGGTGCAGCTAAAACCGGAGGACATCAAAAAGGCACAGCAATGGATTGGTGTTTCAAACACAACTGAACCCATCAACAACGGCAACAACTACGGCAACAACAACGGCAACAACTACGGCAACAACAACAACAACTTGGTCCCGCCTCACAAAAAGTCGGTGTCATTTTTAGAGGAAGAGCACGAAATTGAACAATCGGATTTTCCGGCCGAACACAATGACACAGAAATGTTTGAAGAAACGGCTTCCATTTTTTCAAAATTAAAAAAAATAAAGGATCATGTCCAAGCCCCCCCTGTGGTCACACTGCAACAATTGTATGAAAAATTGCTTGAACTTGAACAACACATGAATGCAAATCATGCTGAAATCCTGCGCAAGTTGTCTGCGGTCAGATGATCCCATTGTGTCGGGCTTCACAAGATGTATAAACACATTTAATTTCTAAACCATGTCTCGGGTTAGTGCGTGATTGCATATTTGCCGGGCGCAAGTTCCACGAATTTCCCGACCAGCACTCGGTTGCCGATTCGCAGGTTCTCATAATCGTACACGTCATTGGTGTCAATGTCAATGCCGTACTTCACCCCCTCGTGCATTATTTCCTTGATTCGGATATTGCGCATCTCCTTATTCAAAGGCATCGCTTCGGCGGCGGTTGCTGTTGCTGCTGTTGCTGCTGTTGCCGTTGCAGTGGTTTTGGTGGTTGTGGCCTTGGCCTTTGTCTTGGCTGTCTTGGATTGCTCTTCCGGCACAATCACTTCGTCCTGAATGTTCGGCTCATACGCGAACTTGTTCTCCGGGTTGTCGAACGTGAAGCACTTCAGCGTCTCCTTGCTGCCCGCCTTGGCGTGAATGGCGCAGTCAATCGCCGTCTCCTTCACGCACCGCAGAATGTTGCGGTTGATGTCCTCCTTCCGCTTCGCAATTTCGTACAGTGACTGGTCCGTGGTGATGGGTTCGTCGCTCACGACGCTGGTGTCCCCCTCGCGCAGTTCGCGCGACACCCGCACGTGTTTCAGCGCGGCATTGGACACGTCCACCACCGCCTTCGGATCCGTGGAGGCCAGCAGCGCCTCCTCCTGATCGGCAGCCACCTTCTCGTCCTTGGACAGCGGCTTCAGCTGCGTGGGAGAATACACCATCAGGTAGAGGAACACGTTGACCGTGCGCAGCTCGGCCGGCAGGTCCTGGTGGCTGCAAATGCGCCGCGCGCGTCCCACCACTTGCTCAATGCGCACCGGGTGCCAGTACGGCTCCACGATGTGCACGTACCGCACGTTGCGCAAATTAATCCCCTCCGCCCCCGACGCCGAAATCATCAGCGTGTTGATGACCTCGCCGTAAAAGTTGTTGCCCGAAATGCGCAGCAGGCCGTCCCGGATGCTGGACGGCACTTGGTCCCACTCGCTGTTGAAAATGCAGCGCACGATCTCCTTCTCTTCGGCGGACTCCGTGCCCGTGTACAGCGCAAACCGGCGCTTGCCCGCGTCTTCTGGTCGGTCATCCAGAACCCACTGCTGCGTGGCCGCGTTGTGCTTAATGCGGAACTGCGCGTAGTCGTTCGCCTCCATCGCCATTTTCAGCAACCCGATGCCCTCCAGCGTGCGGAACTGGCTATACACCAAGTTGAGCCCCACGTGCTTCGGGTCCTGCAGGTTCTGCAGCACTTTCAGGAACTTCGGGCTGTAAATGGCCAGCGAGCGCGGGTTGAAATATTCCTCCTCGTTGCGCTTCATGAGGTCCATGACCTCTCTGATTCGCGCGTCGTACTGCTTGTACGCTTCCGTGGCGGTTTTTTTCTGCACTTCGGCTGCCTCGTCTGCGCCCAGCGCCCCCTCCGGGCTCTTGGAAATGGCCCGCGCGTTGTCCACATCAATGATGTCTTCGTCCAAGTCTGCCGCGTCAGAGGCGCCTTCTTTTTCGGCTTTGCCAAACGGCTTCGGCCGCCCGATTTCCCTCGGAAACACGAAGTTGCACGCCGCGCGCGAGAAGATGCGGTACGAGCTGGACGGCTCCGCATACAGCTCCTTCATGGTCATCGGTTTCTTTGCCCCCGGGCCCGCCGTTCCTTTGCGCACCGGCGCCATCGTCTTCCGCTTCTTCGCCTCGCGGTCCTTGTTGATTTCTGCCAGTCGCTCCTGCTGATACACGCTCAGCTGGTAGTTGCTCATCGGCACCCGCACCACCTCAAAATCGGTTGCCACGTCGTAGCGGGGCAGCAGCTGCTCCTGCGCGCTGCGGTAATACGACGTCAAGCCCAGGATGCGCCGCTGGAACACGTCCATGTTTTTCAGGTTCGCCGTGTCGGCGTCAATGAAATACCGTTCAAAGCCGTCAAACGTGTCGGGCAGCGCCTTGTGCGCCACGGGGCTGGACGCGGTCTTGGTGGCTTTAATGCCGTCGCTGGCAAGCACGGCGACAACGAGCTTCACGAAGTCGTCGTCGCTCACGGCGCCGTGTTCGTCTATGGTGACGCCTTCGTACTGCTTGTCCTTTTTAAACGCGTTGATGAACCCGAAGGGGTTGCGCGTCACGGTCAGCACGCGGTCGGCGGCGCCGTACTTCATGTAGTCCATGATGTCGGCCGATTGGAACAGCTGCTGCAGCCGCGCTTCGGCAATGCCGTGCGCCGATGACAGCTGGAACGTCCACGTCTTGATGTACCCGCGCAGGATGTTGAACAGCACGCCGATTTCGTTGGGGTAGTTGATGATGGGCGTGCCGGATAATAATACGACCTTGACATTGACGGCATCCAGCAGAAACCGATACAGGTTCAGCGCAACGGGCACGTCTTCGGGTTTCAGTACCGTCTTTGTTTTTGCCTTTGCATTTGTTCCCTTTTTGGCGGCGGCGCCTTCTTCCGGCGACTTCTTCAGATGGTTCACGATGCGGCTTACGAAGTTGTGCGCCTCGTCAATGACGACCACCGAGTTGTCAAAGGGGTTCACGGTGTAGCCGTGAGACAGCTCGTTGATGCGGTTCTCGCGCACGCCGTTGTAACTGATGAACGTGTACTTCGCTTGGATCATTTCGTTCAGCTGCGCGTCCACTTCGGCTTGCTCCTTCGGGCTGAGCTCGCCGAAGTTGCTGGGTTTTTCGGGGTCCACGAGCCACGCGCCGCCGTGCTTCTTAATGTAGTCGGCCGGAATGGCCAGCGTTTCGGCGAGGGACGGGACCAGCGCGGGTTTCTCCACGGCGTCCACGAACCGCCAGTGACGGGGCCTCTTATACACGTCGTCGCCGCACTTCTTGAGTTCCTGCATGTAGTTGGTGCGCAGGAAGGCGGGCGTCATCACGTACACGGGCTTGTCCGATTTCAGCCCCTCGGCAATCGCAATGGACGAGCACGTTTTGCCGCTGCCGAGTCCGTGGTACAGCAGCAGGCCGCGATACGGGGAATACATGTTCAGGTAATCCTTGACGATTTTTTGGTGCGTGAGCAGGCCGAACTCCTCCGCGCTGCGGCGGTCTTCGCAGCTGACCACGCGGGACTCGTCCATAATTTCGGCACGATACGCCTTGTGGAACAGTTTGTTAATGAATTCCACGAATTTCTCTCGGTTGTTCAAGTAGTATTCCGATGCAACCAGGGGTTCAATGGGTTTTTGGGCAGGTGGCGGGACCTTCTTCAATGCAGTCACTGCTTCTGGCTTGTCCTTGTCCTTTTCAACCGTTCGCTTCCGAGTGCCGCGTTTTTTCTTTAATGGTTCCAAAACCTCTTCTACTTCTTTTGGTGGTTCTGCTACTATTACTTCGGCTTCGGCTTCTTCCACTTCGGGTAAAACCACTTGTTCTATGGATTGGATTGCAGAAACAGGAATGAGCTTTATTTTTTGGAGTTTGCGACCCTTCAATTTAGGAACCGGGGCTTCTTCCACAATGTGCACCACTTTAGCGGCAGTCAGATTTAGTGGGTTGGGTGCGGCTTCCGTGATAATGCCTCTTGCCGCTTTTATCCGGGCAAATATGTCATCGCGATTCACCAACTTTAAGCTTGCTTTGTCCGTTATTTTCACCATGGGCCTGTCATCGTGTTTCTTTTGTGTTTCCATGGGTTCTTGTTCTTGGCGTTCTTGGCGTTCTTGGCGTTCTTGTTCTTGGCGTTCTTGTTCTTCTTGTTGCACACGTTGTTTGGCAGGCGCAACAAAAAAGGCAACAGAAAAGTATTTCTTTTTGTCGGCCACCGGTTTTTTTCGCAGTGCGTCTAAAATAGCAACTGCTGCTGCCATTGCTTGGTTTATTGTTTAATATAATGCACGATTTTTTTATATTTAATAATAATATATACATTACATTCATTCTGCAATGAGTTCAAGTGTGCCATCGGCAAAAACGCAGAAATCTAATATCATATTTTTTATCAATGAGCCATTAAGTGTTCATTCACCCGATAACCAAGTTTATTATGTGGTTGACTTGTCGGATTCAATGTTTAAAACCATGTATCACTGTGCATATCCCCCTGGCGAGAAAAAATATGACTTCGCTGCTCGTGGGTTATTCCAAAAGAATAAATTGTGTGTGACATTGGAAGGTCATGGAATTTGGACACGTGATGAAATACATGGAATACATGGTACTAGAATCCCGTATGAAATAAACCAAAACAAACCGGAAAAAAAAGAGATTGCATTACAATTAATTGATGAAATGTTAAAAAAGGTAGCATCTCAGGACACAGATGAAAAACGTGCCAAATATGTGGAATATTTACACCTCCGTAATAAAATATTTGTTTTTCCGATTACATCATTGCAGTTTATGTTTTACCATATCAAAGAGGAATATTCCTATTTCAGGAATCTTGTGCACATTTCAGATGAATATAAAGTCAACCCGGTTATTGAATATCAGTTTGAAATGGTAAATCATTCTTTACGCCCCGCTGCTCCAAAAGATAAAAAAGATTTTGAGGAACCGGGCCCTAAACAATCACAGTCGCAGAGTGGATTAATACTTTACCGTGGGCCCACGATACCTGTGCCAATTTTTCCACGTCCAGAGAGCGAAGATCCACTGATGGCAAGCATCAGAATGATTGGAATTGAACAAGAAAAAAAAATACAGGAGTTTAATGAACGCCGAAGAAAATTGGATCAATTGGTTATAGATGAAATAATGCCAGAAGTAGTGAAAAAACAAAAGGAGGAAGCAGAAAGAGAAGCAGAAAGAGAAGCAGCAACACTACAAGCATTGCGAAACAATCAAAACAGCCTTTGGGGGCGTGTGAAAGGCGCATTTTCGTCATTATTGTATCCACCGTCAATAATGGATGGCGGAAAATCCAAACGATCCAACCGATCCAAACGATCCAACCGATCCAAACGATCCAACCGATCCAAACGATCCAACCGATCCAAACGATCCAACCGATCCAAACGATCCAACCGATCCAAACGACCCAAATCCAAACGATCCAAATCCAAACGAAGCTCAATTACACGCCGCAAACATTAAGCAATTCAGTTGACTTGTCTAATGCGTCTAACCATATACATAAAATAAAATATCAAATGATGATATAACCATAACCATCATTTGAAATGAGTTTAAACAACATCATTAACAACTTGGATTTTGATGCGACACCCAGCCAGTTTATTTACGATCAATATGGACAGCCCATTGAGGTGCGTTACGTTGGAAATCACACAGATCCTCAAACTCAATTATCGTATTTTGCGTATGCAACCAATGAACGAACGCCCATACTTGTTCCACAGCCATTAGCACCGCATCAATACCCCGTGTTTCATCCTCAACCATACCAAGATGATTACCCAGCCGACCATATGGAGTCACCACGCCCTCTGTCACCACGCCCTCAACGCCAACGCACTTCGCGCCAAGAGTCTGCACGCCAACGAAGGCGTACGCAACGGGTTGTACGCAGAGAATTGCGTCAAAATCCAGACAACATTTTTCTAAATCAACAAGCGCATCCAAGAAACATTTTCCTAAATCAAGAACCAATACAACGAATGCCAAGACCTGCATCCCCAGTTCGCCTTCGCCAACAACCACCGAATCCAGCCTCAAAACGATCGCTTCGCAAAGCGTCAAGGCAGCAACGCGACGAAAGAGCCGCCAGGATTGCAAGTGGATGGATTTATGGCGGCAAAACAAGAATACGCCATTAAAATTAAGGCATGAATTGAATCGCGCTGTCGCACGCCAGCTGTTCCGCTTTCTTCTTGATTTTGTGCGAGGCTTGCGCCAGGAACACCAGAATGCGCCCGCCCGCCGCTTCGCACGCCGCGTGCACCGCCTCAAACGTCTTCAGGTCAGAGAATTTTACTGCGGCCGAGGGCGACGTCTCGTATATTTGTTGTCCCAGGCACAAATACACGCCCATGGTGTATCCCACCTCCATGTCGCGCCCGAGCTCAATGTAGTCGGGCGTGGTTTTGAACTCCTTCTGAATTTTGACTTGCAGAATGTTCTTGTAGTTGTCGTCGTTGCGAATGAGCGCGATCCAGTCAATGTGCTTCTCAAACACGTTTTCAATGAAGATTTGCGCCATCTGGAACCCGGGGCCCGTGGTAAAGATGTGCTCAAACCAGTGCTCCTCGTCCCGGATCTCGATCTTGTTGTAATCCAAAAACAGCGCGCCCACGAACGCCTCAAACAAGCAGCCCAGCTTCTTCAGGTTCGTGCGCAGCTTCTTCTCCTCCGAGTGACGTGAAATGATGAACCACTTGTGCAGCCCCATCTCGTGCGCCATGCGGCCGATGGTCTCGTTCTTCACAATGGCGATTTTCTTCTCGGTCATGAAGCCCTCGTTTTCTTTCGGGAAGCGGCAGTACAGGCAGTACTTGGTGACGCACTCCAGCACGCCGTCGCCGAGAAACTCTAGGCGCTCGTTGGACTTGGAGCGCAGCGGCATGCAGTCAGCCGGCTTGTCCACCACGCTGATGTTTTCGGCCGCGTTCTCAAACTCGGGGCGCCGCGTGTACGACTGGTGCACGAACGCACGCTTGTACAGGTCAATGTTGTGCACCTTGGGGTCGGGCACGCCGTACGCGGTGAGAATAGATTGAATTTCACTCAATGTAATCTCGCGGTTTTCGGGGTTGTAGGGATTGAATATTAAGCCGCCGTCTTCCGTCGGTATGAATTCCTCGGCGTGCAACAATTTGGATGTGAGCGTCGTCGTTGGGCGCTGCGGGGACCTGTCCTTGCTGCCATTGCCTGTTTGCATTGCGTTGCGTTGTTGCGTTGCGTTGTTGCGTTGCAGTTTAATGTGTATCACCGATTGCCTTTAAGCTCATTTTGAAGTGTCTAAATGGGGGGGTTGAATGCATGAATGCATGAATGCATGAAAATAAAATATTTAGACATAGTATAACTTTAGTCAACGTTAAATTAAAATGGTTTTATCTACCACCAAAAGGTGCCAAAACATTCAGTCCCTCACCAACAATACGTGCATTTTGGGTGGTCCCAAGAAGGGCGGACTCGTTAGCATGCAAGGACGCAACCCCAATCTGAGCAACGCCATCACAACCCGTGCGCCCTATTGCGGTTGCGGCATTCCTCTTGGTTGCATCCCCGGCCTGGCTTATTTGAAGGCCAACAATCTGTACACTCCCAACCCCACTGGTTCTGGTGGTGTTCCCACGCGCGCATACAGACCCGGCCGGTTTTAGAGAACCCGACGCGGTTTGTTTGTTTCTGGCGTGTAACATGTCATGCACAATGACATCACATCATAATCACTTAAATACTAGTAATTATACAACAATCATATCGGTTGTTGTATTTAAAATGTTGATTCGCGTGGACATGCGCGAGACCGAGCTGTTGAGCATGTTTCAAATGAATTTGAAATTGGTGCCGGATTCATCAAGTTCTAAACCCATCAAACCAATCCACGCAATCCACTCAATCCGGTCCGAATCTCTCCCCGTGGGCGACGTGATTCTCTCGTCTTCGGACGGGGCAACCGATTACATTGTGTTTGAGCGCAAGAGTCTCCAAGATTTAGCAGCGTCCATTCGCGACGGCCGATACAAGGAGCAATCCCTTCGGCTTCAAGCATTTCCCAACGTGCACAGTCACAACGTGGTTTACATCGTGGAGGGGGATTTTTCGCGCCACAATGAACGCTTTAGTAAGATTGGGAAGGGGGCGCTGCAGTCGGCCATGTGTTCGCTGAATTACTACAAGGGATTCAGCGTGGTTCGCACCATGTCCATCATGGAAACGCATGACATCATAAACAGCTACGCCAACAAGTTGGCCGCATCTCCGGCGCCTTACGGGTATTATCATAAGCCCCCTGTGGAAAATGCAATTCAAACTCAACCCTCATTGGAAGACGAGACGGACTCAAACCCCAATGCGTCCTACTGCAGTGCGCTCAAGGTGAAGCAAGTCAAATGCGAGAACATCACGCCGCAAAACATTGGGGAGATCATGCTGTGCAATATTCCGGGCGTGAGCAATAAGACGGCGGCGGCCATCATGAAAAAATACACCACGCTGCGCGCTTTGATGGATGCGCTCAAAGGAAGCGATGACAGCTTGGCCGACATCCGGCTGGAAACGCAGCGCAAATTAAGCAAACAATGCATTCAGAACATTTATAATTTTTTAATGGTGTAATGTATATAAATCATAAGAGCGTTGCATCGCAATGGATCTTAGCACTGTCATGAAATGCGTTCTAATTGCATTGCTCCTAATTGCCGGTTATTATGTGGTCAGCCGAAGCGCGGTCAAACGCGAAGGGTTTTCGCTGGGATCCGTGACTGCATCATCCGCGGCGTCGTCAGACACCCCCAGTGTGATTGCAGAAAAATCCGTTGACATCATCAACAAGAGCACCGTGAACATGATTGGAACGCTGCAAGTGGACAACGGTCGCACGTCCTACGAAAGTTTGATTGAAAACATGGATGCTTGGACGCAAGCCAAGGTTCTGGCGTCTCTCAACGCGCTTGCTGCGCAAATGATCTCGGATTCCAGCGACGCAGCTTCCATGATGTCGCCACCCAGCGACAAAACGGTGTCCATGATGAATTCAATTGTCACCATGATGAAGTTTCAGGCGGAGGTGGTGCCGTCTACATTCAAAATATTGGACAACGCTTGATCCCAATGATCCAATTCATGTGACGATGATGCTGACTTCATCACCTGAATACTTTCCGGCATCAATTTGCGACTGCGTGTAGGCGTCGCCGCCCCAGTTGGGGTCCATGGGGTTCGCACTCAAGCCATTGGGTTTGCGTTTGGCATAAGCGGATCCCGCATTGGGCGCCATGGGGTCAAACGGGGGGTACGAGTTGGCATTCATGGGCGGCTTGTCGGTGTTATTTTCAATGAGGTCGGCATTCGCGTGCGCATCCGCCACGCCGGATGTGGCGACGGGGGGCAGGCCGCCTTTCAGGTCCAGCGGGCTCGGTCTGATTTTGTACACGGATTTCCCTTGGGCGTCAAACGTGTGCTGCAAGTAGAGCACGGGGCAGCGAATGCCTTGTCCCCGCTGCCAGTCCACGAATTCCACATACTCTTCTAAATTGTTGAACTTAAGCGGATTCACGCCGGGCACGCTGGCGAGCCGGCTGTTGTGCAAGTACAGTTTGCTGCCTTTTTGTATGAGGATATTGGGGCACCGATCCCGGTTGGGATTCACGCTTTCACGACCTTCAAACGCTTCTCGCACGCTTTGGCTGGTGTGTGTCATGGTGAACAGGAGTCCGATGATGAACATGGCTAAAATGGCCCAAGTGGTTGGTCGCATTTGCATTATTTGCATTTCAATGGAAGTTCAGATGATATATGTTCATGATATAATTAAATTTGCACAATCCAAATTTAATTATATGCAAAGTATATGCAATACAAAGAAATGGCGAAAACGCTGAACCACTACAACCGAAGGCGCAAAACCAAAACGCAACGCAGGCGCAAACACCGTGGAGGGATCAAATATCAAGCGCTCAGCCACTACCCGGGACAAATTCACAATTTTGACAGGGCAAGCAATAATTTAGCCGCGCTGGATTCAATGATGATGCACAGCCAAACTCCGGTGCTGGTCCGTCATCATCGCGAGAGCTGCCCGCATTGCGATGATTTTAAAAGAATCTGGAAAGCCATTGAAACCAGTGCGAAGGGGCATCCGGATTTCAGCGTTGCAAGTTTAGATGATTGGGCCACCGACCACATGGACAAAACACATTACTCGCGGCACGGCTACTCCGTCTCGGGCGTTCCCACGGTGGTGATGATTGACCGTGACCGAGTGCCAAATGAGCACACGGGTCCAAACACGTTGGAAGCTTTGGAAGAATTCTTAAAAAAGCACGGAATGCAACTCAAAATTGTTCCAATGGAGGACCAAGAACAAGGCCAACGCGAATCACAGTATGAACAACCGGATTCAGCCGTGGCTTCTTCTGAATCACAACCATCAGAAACACCACTAGATGAATCACAGTCACAACCACAGTCACAACCATCAGATGCACAAGAATCACAACCACAAGCGTCGGGTTCATTGATTGACAGAATGAGAGAAAAGATGGGAGCAGTAGATAAGTCAATTGGAGCTGGTGTTGAAAACATTACATCCGCTCTAACTGAACCCATCAATTTTAACAATTTGTTTGCCACAGATGCTAGCAAAACCCCAACAGCAAATGCATTCCCGGATGTTCCCCTTGTTCCTCCCACTGATGCTGTTGTTGCTGCGGTTGCTCCTCCCACTGATGCGGTTGCTCCTGCTCCTCCTGCTCCTCCTGCTCCTCCTGCTGCTGTTCCTGCCCCATCTTTGTCGGACAACAATCAAATCATTGGAGCGCCGCAAGTTCCCTCCATCGCCGGAGGAAAAAAGCACCGAAGAAATAACAAAAAGAGTAAAAAAAAATCCAAGCACTCCTCCAAGAAGCGATCCAAACGGCGGTCCAATAAATAAACTCAATGCATTGCATTCTTAGTTTTAGTTTTACACTATTTTCATGATAGTGTTGAACAACCAATTAATTCAAAAATTGAATTCCACAACGAAACAGATTAAACAATGCAACGCGTTACACAACAACCGACACAATTGACAACCAATACAATGACTGAATCAGGATCGTTTCGTTTATTTGACTTCCAGGTGAGGGATGATGTTGCCGGAACTGGAGCGGGAAGCGGTTCCAGTGGATCTAGTGGCAGTGGACACGGTTCCAGTGCCATGAAGAAAGACCGGAAATGTTTCACCATGCAGATGTTCGGAATCAATGAACAAGGTGAAACCTGCTGCATCATTGTGCGTGACCATCAGCCCTTCTTTTACGCAAAGGTTCCGGAATCATGGGGGTTTGAAGCCAAAGCGCGCTTCATCACTGAGTTAAAAAAGGCGGTCGGAAAATTCAGCGAAGACTCCATTTTGGCTGATGATTGCAAGCTCATTCGCCGCAAAGCGCTTTACGGGTTTGACGGCGGCAAGGACCACAAATTCCTCATGCTGAAATTCAAAAACATGGCCACCATGAACCGAGTGAAAAATTTGTGGTACACTCGCAAAGGCGATGAAATGCGTTTGAATCCGCGCGGCTACAATGAAACCAACATTTACGAGGCCAACATTCCGCCCCTGCTGCGCTACTTCCATATCAAGGACATCAGTCCGTCAGGCTGGGTAAAAATCAAAGGCGATCCCATTGAGTCAAACAAGCAAACCACGTGCCGACATGAATACCGCGTGGGACACAAGGATGTCACCGCACAGCCCGAAAAGGAAACCCGCGTCCCCTACAAAATCATGAGTTTTGACATTGAAGCCAGCAGCAGTCACGGCGATTTCCCCGTCCCCATCAAAACCTACAAAAAGCTCGCCGCAAACATTGTGGACGCGTCTCTAAAGGACCCTGCCACAGCGACAACCCAGTCCGAAGTGCAGCGCATGATTCGCACGGCGTTCCACGACCCGAAAACCCAGTCAGCCCCTACGTTCACGCCGCACGACGACATTGACCGGATTTACACGAAAACAATTCCAACAAAGGAGCAACTGGATGGCATGTTTGAGCGGATGTGGTCCATCCCCATTCAAACGCTGGTGGAAGAAGCCGACCCCGAAGTCATGCAAACCAACACAATTGAACGCATGTTTGAAAAACAGAAGGCAGACGCGGAAGCGGAAGCGGAAGCGGAACACGGCGATGATGCCGACGAAGATGCCGCCGATGATGCCGACGCAAAAAGCGTCTTCACCACCAACACATGGGCCCCAAAACCAACCCCGTTCGCATCATCATCATCATCAGTCGCAGCATCAGTCGCAGCATCAGTCGCAGCATCAGTCGCCGACAAATCAATCGCAGACATGCTGCGATCCCCTGGATTGGACCGTGAAACCAAAATCAACCACATGAATGACGCGCTACTAGCCGTGTTTCCGCCGGTGGAGGGCGACAAGGTCACCTTCATCGGATCCACTTTCCTGCGATACGGCGAAGATCGCCCTCATTTGAACCACTGCCTCGTCCTGGGCACATGCGATCCCGTGCCGGGCGCTCAAATTGTGACTTGCAAAACCGAGCGCAAGCTGCTGCAGGCATGGACCGAGCTCGTTCAGCGCGAAGACCCCGACATCATCATCGGCTACAACATCTTCGGGTTTGACTACAACTTCATGTTTCGCCGTGCCCAGGAAAACCATGTGGAAGACGATTTCCTGAAGCTGTCGCGCAATGCCGACGAGTTTTGTGGCAAGCGCGATTTTAAAACGGGGCGCGTCAGCATTGAAGAAACCAGCATCGCGCTCGCCAGCGGCCAGTACGAACTGCACTACGTTGCCATGCCCGGTCGCCTGCAAATTGACATGTACAACTACTTCCGCCGCGACTACAACCTCACGTCGTACAAGTTGGACTACGTGGGCTCCTACTTCATCGGCGACGACGTCCGGTCCATAGAGTACCACACAGACAGGACCCGCATTTTCAGCAAGAACCTCACCGGTCTTGAGGTCGGCAACTACATTGAGCTGGAAGAAACCGGGCACTCCACGGACCCCTACAAGGACGGCCAGAAATTCCAGGTCCTCGCAGTCACCCCCGATGCCGGCCACTTTGAAATCGTCGGTCACGAGACCCCCGACTTGAAGAAGCACGTGCGCTGGGGCGTTTCAAAGGACGACGTCACGCCGCAGGACATTTTCCGCATGACGAACGAGGGTCCCGGGCCGCGCGCCGTTATTGCCAAGTACTGCATTCAGGATTGCAACCTCGTGCACCACCTCATGAACAAGGTGGACGTCATCACGGGCTACAACGAGATGGCGAAGATTTGCAGCGTGCCAATTAGTTTCCTCGTCATTCGCGGCCAGGGCATCAAGTTGACGAGCTACATGGCGAAAAAATGCCGCGAGAAAAACACGCTCATGCCCGTCATTGACAAGGGCCCGTCCGGCGAGGGCTACGAGGGCGCCATCGTCTTGCCCCCCAAGCGCGGCCTCTACTTGGACAACCCCGTGGCCTGCAACGATTACTCGTCGCTGTATCCCTCTTCCATGATCAGCGAGAACCTGTCACACGACAGCAAGGTGTGGACCAAGGAGTACGACCTGGACGGCCGCATGGTGCGCGAGACGGGCGAAAAAGACCCGAAAACACGGGAGCACATTTACGATAATTTACCCGGGTATGGTTACGTGGACGTGGAGTACGACACGTACCGCTGGAAACCGAATCCGCGCGGCAAAATGGAGAAGCATCTGAGCGGGAAAAAAGTGTGCCGGTTTGCGCAGTTCAAGGACGGGACCAAGGCCATTCTGCCGTCCATTTTGGAGGAGCTGCTCGCCGCGCGCAAGGCCACTCGCAAGATGGCAGAGCAGCAGTCCGACCCCTTCATGGCCAACGTGCTTGACAAGCGTCAGCTGGCTTACAAGGTGACCGCAAACTCGCTCTACGGGCAGTGCGGCGCCAAGACCAGCTCGTTCTACGAAGTGGATGTGGCGGCTTCCACGACCGCCACGGGGCGCAAGCTGCTCACGTACGCCAAGCGCATGGTGGAAGAAGTGTACGGGGACGCCGAATGCCAAACGAGCAAATACGGTATCGTGCACACGCGGGCCGAGTACGTGTACGGGGACAGTGTGGCTGCATATACTCCGGTGTATGTTCGGTTGGGCGGCGTCATTGATGTTTGTCCCATTGAATCGCTTGCAGAAAAATACGGAGCTAATCCGGATAACTGGGCACAATGCAAAGAAGACGGAAAACAAACCAAGCAGGTTTGCGAAATGGTGTGCGGCGTGGAAACGTGGACAGAAAAGGGATGGACTCGGCTTCATCGCGTCATTCGTCACGCGCTTGCCCCTCACAAAAAAATGATGAGGATTGTCACTCACACCGGCATTGTTGATGTCACGGACGACCATTCGTTGATTCTGGCAAATGGCGAAGAAATTTCACCAAAAAATGTGGAGATTGGAACCAAATTGCTGCATTCCGCGTTGCCACAGCCATCGCCACAGCCCGCATCCAATGACGCACCAGTGATCACAGTTGAACAAGCCAGAATCATGGGGTCATCATTTGCTGCAGACAATGATGAAAAAAAAATCATCCCGACCAGCATCCTCAATGGCACAAGAGAAATTCGCGAGAGTTTCTGGAACGGCATGTTGAGTGAATACAAAATACCCCCCATTGACGACAATGAGGAGGAGGAGGAGGGGGCAAGGGGGAACCATTGGTTCCCCCTGGTTGACCAAAAAAATCAAATCAGCGCTGCATGCATATGTTTGTTGGCTCAAAGTCTTGGATGGAAAACATCATTGAACACGCGTTCAGACAAGATGGACATTTATAGAGCGACCATGACAACTGGCGTTCAGAGAAAATGTCCCGATTCCATCAAGAAAATTGTGACATTGCCATTCCCGGCCGAAGAAAACGCGTATGTGTACGATTTAACCACCGACAATCATCATTTTGCGGCTGGAATTGGAAACATGATTGTGCACAACACGGATTCTGTATTCTACACGTTCAATCTGACTCACACGGACGGAACCCCCATCCGCGGCAAGCCAGCGTTGGAAATTACAATTGAGCTCGCGCGCCAGGTGGGCGACATGGCCTCCGCGTTCCTGAAAGCACCGCACGGCTGGGTCTATGAAAAGACGCTCATGCCGTTCGGCCTGCTCCAGAAGAAGCGCTACTTCGGCATTCTCTACGAGACGGACCCCAACAAGGGCAAGCCGAAGAGCATGGGCATCGTGCTGCGCCGCCGCGACAATGCGCCCATCGTGAAGGACGTGTATGGCGGCCTAATAGACATCCTGACGAAGCAGCAGGACTTGGAGGCGGCGGTCCAGTTCGTGCGCGAGTCGCTGCAGTCCCTCGTGGACGAGCGCGTGCCCATGGACAAGCTCATCATCACAAAGTCGCTGCGCTCCACGTACAAGAACCCGCAGCAAATTGCGCACAAGGTGCTGGCCGACCGCATGGGCAAGCGCGATCCGGGCAACAAGCCGAGCTCGGGGGACCGCATCCCGTTTGTGTATATCCACAACTCCGACAAGAAGGCGCTGCAGGGGGAGCGCATTGAGACGCCGGACTACATCCGCGCCAAGCGTCTGAAACCGAACTACTCGTTTTACATCACGAACCAAATCATGAAGCCCGTGGCGCAGCTGTTCGGGCTCGTGTTGGAACAAATGTCGGCGTTTCGGCGCAAGAAGGCGCGCTTCCTGGAAGAGCTGGAGTCCGTGCGCAGCAACTGGATGGAAAGCGAGGATAAACTGCAGAAGAAGCTGGACGATCTGCGTTTCCGCGAAGTGAAAGAGCTCGTATTTGACGACTACTTGCGCCAAGCGGACAACCTGGCGAAATCAAATAAGAGCATAACGGAGTTCTTTAAGGCTAACGCTAAAAAATAAATACAACACCAAAAAAAAATGAGTGGTGAATAATTTGTGTAATATTGTTTTTTATATTACATAAATGTAAACATGTTTAAATTTAAATTGCGGGTTGATCCGGCCACTCGCAAAGCCGCCGGTGTGAGGACCCCCTCAACAATCAAAGTGAGAAAACCCCTAACCATCAAAGTGAGAAAACCCCAACTTAAACAAGTAGAGTTTCCTTCACGCCCCACCCACAAAAAATACAAAAGAATTAAACCGTTTACTGACATGCGACCATCGTTGAAACAAATATTGAGAAGCGTTCCTCCTCAGTTCAGCCACGCATTCGGTGCTAAACAAATCAATTATGTTGCCGCAATCGTATGTCATGGTATCTCGTGCGATTCGGCTAAACATCTTGTGTGTCATAATCTTGTCACATGTGAAAATCCATTATTCAAAACACAGTATGATCTTGTTTTCACGAGCAAATATGGAGATACTTCCGAAGGTTATGGCAATTCGCATTTGGTTAGCAAATTTCTTTGTAACAAATTGAAAACAATGAAAACTGGTAGGGGTGCCGAATTTATGGAAATATTAGATTCAACAGTTGATAGGGGGGCATTTACTCGTGCGGATGGAACAAGTGTAGGAATTGGCGGTGCATTAGGAAACAATACCATATTAACACAAAAAGATATTGAAAATGATGTTGCGGACTTGGAGCTTTTCGTGGAGGGAACACATCATCCTTTCGTCAGTGTCAATGATAATGATAACGACAGTATATTTTTATTCGAATGTAATTCGTTTAATGACTGCGTTAATATAAGTGATCACAATCTATTAGCAGTTAATCCGGACGAATTAATTAAACGAAGGCCGGGGTTAGAGTATGTTGCACAAGCTGCGCATAAATTGCAACAAATCATTGAACCAACCGTTGCGGTGCAGCGTCATCCAACAACCAGACCCATGTGGAGTGATGTGACCCATCGCTTGAAGGAATTAAAACATCATCCTGATCTGGATAAGAGCATTGTTCGGCTTTCTGACATTCTTGGAAAAGAAAGCATTTTTCCAAAAGGCACGGTTGTTGTTACCTATGTATGTCGCAGCACGTTGATTGATGGTTTGTGTGTGGAAACTCCAAAGCCGGATGACTATATGTCTGTTCCATCAACGCCACTTAGTTTCGGATCGTTCGCGCTTGAAACACCTAGAACACCCATTGGAATGTCTCCTGTATCTCCTGGATCTCCAACACACATGTCTGGATCTGAATCCCCTCCATGGAACTTGGGATCTCCTGTATCTCCTGGATCTACAACACCCATGTCTGGATATGTATCTCCATGGAACTTGGGATCTCCAGTCGGATATGGAATGTCCTTGTTGGATGATATGTCTAGTGGGGGTGCAATCAAAAAAATGAAAAACAGAAAAACTCTTAAAACCCGAAGATTAATCAACTTCGTCAATGTCGCGAGGTCCAGATCCAGATCCAGATCCAGATCCAGATCCAGATCCAGATCCAGATCCAGATCCAGATCCAGATCCAGGTCCTGAATTCGGTCCATATCTATTTGCCACATTATTCATCAAATCAAATGAAAAAATAATGGAATCATCGTTCACTGAGTTCAATTCAAACCCTGGAATGTTTTGACTGTTTCTCAATAACTCATTGTAAAACGTGTTGATGTTGATTTCTGATTCAAGTGGAATGTCTACCACGCGACGAAATCCAGGTCGGGTGCCACTTGGATCACCATTTGGACCACTTGGGC